TAAAGGTGATAGAGGACTCTAGCTCAATCTTCTCTGCAAAGATATCATCTGTCGCACCACGCTTGTTAGTCTTAAAGAACCTAAGCTCTCCTTTAGGGGTCATACCCTTCTCCGTATCGTAGATAGGGACAAAGAAGTCAGGCAAGTATTTAAATGGCATAATAACACCCTTAGCAAATACATTGTCCTTAGCATCTTCATAGGTCTTAGACTGAATACCTGCATTCTTATTCTTGCTCCGAGACGTCAACTCAAACAAGAAAGCTCCTGCTCTCATTGTCTTGCCCTGACGACGTTTAGTAACCTCAACCATCCCCAAGCAGTTAGGGTCTTGCACACAGTACTCTAAGAAGTAAAAGAAGTCTCTATCAGTCACACGAAACGAAGGGTAGCCCACGTCAAGTTTCCAGTGCACCAAGTAAAAGTAATGAAGACCCGTTATATAAGTAGCGTGACCGTTGTTATAGAACCAGAACCCGTTAAGCCTTCTGTCCCATTCTTGGTTACGATACTCCTGCAACTCAGGATTAAAGTATCCAGGGTTTGCCTTCTGAGTAGCTATCTCCTTCTTCCTCTTTAGCTCATAGTCTTTAGGTGGCTCAGGTCTCTCCCAGTACTGGTAATCCTTCTTAACCGAACGCGCTAGTATCTCGCGCTTTTCCCATTGATTAGTAATAATATTATACACATACCCGTTAGGAGGTACATTCACCTTAATATTATTAATCTCGTACTCCCTACCTTTTGGATGCTTCCTATACATTAGCTATTGTTTCAGGCGTTAAATTAAGTATTTCTTTCTTCTTCTCTTTGGTGTCCCCAAACAGTTTATCTTCATAGGACTCAATCCTTTTGATAATAGCATCGCACTCAGCCATTAACTTTGACTTAATCTCCAGTGCCTGCAGTTTATCCTTGTCAGTCTTATAAGCTGTGATGGGAGATAATAGTTCGCCCTGATACTGCCAAAGAACTTCCTCGTTGGCTGCCAAAATGGACCATACTTTGGACGATTGGTGGCGAAGGTACAGGTTGATATACTTGAGTAGATTTGCGTCCTTTAAATCAAAGATATCCTCCAGGTCGTGTTTAAGTCCAGCCATCTCAGCAGCCTCCTCCTTACGCTCCTGTATGTTAGATATCTTTAATCGTAGCGGACTCTTCTGGTCGTATATCAGTCCAATGTAAATGATAAGTGGAATGTCTGAACTGGGTAGGTTACCAAATACCTGTTTGAGAATTGGATTTTTTCCAAGGTTGTCGTCAAGGACTGGTATTGCTAAATCAGAAAACTCTTCTTTGTTAAATAGTGCCATAGTATGTTTTGTTTTAGCTGGCGGCGGCGCGGCGTCCCAATTCTTTTTTTTTCTTCTCAACTAAAGGAAAAACAAGTTTTCCTTTGATTGCAAAGTTTGATTTTTTCTCGCGCGTTTATTAGTATATATTAACTTATATATTATATTATATATTATATGGTGTTCTGACACCAGAGGTATGGTGTTACAGCAACGGAGGGTATGGTGTTCTGACACCAGAGGGGTATGGTGTTACAGCACCAGAGGGGTACCTACGCTTTTGCACACAAAATGTCGCTCTGACGCACTGTATAGTATTCTTTTTCTTCAATTGTGTTTTTAAAGTTTGCATTCTTATTGATAATAACCATAGAACCTGCGCTGATTTTTAACTCATCTTGACCTACTAAAGGTTTGCCAATGTGGGACAGTCTTGCGAACTTAGTTGAAGGCTTCTTGTTGAGACCAATCACTAGTCCAGATGCCGATGTTATCGCTTCAACTTTCTGACCAGATACTTCAACGGTATTAAATTCCTCTTCAACCACCTGCTCGCAAAGAGTCCAGCCCCCAACAGGTAATATATTACCACCCCTAACGACACAAAATATCCAATAATAAGGTACTTTATAATAGTTCCCGTAGATACAGTTCGTTTCATCGGATGTAGTTAAGTAATGGAAGTATATAATGTCGCCTACCTGCACTTCTTTTTCTATCTCAAATCCTTCTTCGTTGTAGGCTTTTCCTTCTGGCACAGCTATTACTCGACCATAAATTCTTGCGTAGTGTGTAGGATTAAATTCTGGGTCTATATGGAGCTTCAAATTACCGTACTGGACAGTGTCATCCATAGCAGCACCGACTTCAACCACGACCGTGCTAGGTGGCGATTGTTTGATATCGTAAGTAAGCATTTTAAATGTTTGTTTGGTTTGTAAAGGTAAAGATAGATATATATTACTGTAATGTCAATTTTTAGCAGCACGTAGTTGTGCTCTGAGGGTTATATATACTATCCGACGGGTCGCGCACGCAGACGACAAACGACTTTTCGCGATGGGGTGGGGTCACATTTCAGAATCAGAAATCCAAAATTATGCCCAATGTATTCTTATGATACAATAATAATTTTCCAATGTATCAGTGTGGTACAATGGTCACCTTGTCGGTAGTATCTTTCCGATTCATTCCTTTAGAGAGAAGAAACTATGCCCAAGGTTTGGAGGTAAGGAGTAATGCGACAAAATAATGTGGCAATAGATTAAATGGGGGCGGATTTGTCCTAGGGGAATTATCCTTCCTCACATCACCTTTAAAACAAAACCCCCATTTTACTAGCATTCATTTTAAGGGGTCAAATCTTCGATTTAAGACACTTTCGTGTTCAAATGTCCATTCTATAAGCCCTATTCGAGATAATCGCTTAGACGCAAAATCGGGGTATTTTGAGGGGTGTAATAGTGTTATACATATAGTATATAAAAGGGAGTTTCTTTGAATAATACTAAATCATTAAAATTCATTGTATTTATCTAAGAAATATGGGGTAAAATGGAGTTTCGTCGACACAATTAGCCATTTCGTCTACTACTAGGGGTTTGAGAGAACCAAGGTATTGATAAACCAAAAGATTTACCTAATTTTACTTTGCCAATCGGGGATAACGATTCCCAACGGGTTCAAAGGGTAAAAGATAAGGGCGGTAAATTAAGAGGTACGGGTTACCATCTGAGGGTCGGCAAGAGTAGCAAGGTTAGCCTAGCGAAGTAGCCACGAGACTAGAAGCGCAAGTCTTTGAGAGTATGATTAAAAAGTTCTTTGACATCTTGTTTAGTTCTGAAATCACGAACTAACGGCTGAACCCCGTAAACATTCCGCTCGATAGTGCGTAGGGACACCCGATACTATCCATAGACTGAACTCCCGCCTAGGCAATAGACTAAGAGGCTAACCTCTGAAATTGACTCCCTAGGCAACAAGGTTGAAACGAAACTATGAATTTTAAGACTAGGCAACGGCTTGCGAATGTCAAAGGCGGAAGGGTTCGACTCCCTCCCTAGTCACCAAATCAAATCAACTATCCTTTCGGTGTAGGTAACCGAGTGAAATCAAATGGAATTACAAGCAACATTATCAGCAGTTCAAGCAGTATCACAAAAATTAAATCTTTACGCCATTGATACCTGCGTTTACGACATCTCAATAGACAGACGAGAGGTTAAATTTCAAGGCAGATATAGCCCCGAATGGATGAGACATCTTATTGTTTCTAAGCTAGATAACTTTAAGCAGTTGCCGATTATGGACAACGGATTTCTTGAAATGACCTTTACTTATAATGACGTTCCTTTTAGAATCATTTTAACCTAATGTATATGAAATATTTAATCCCATTCTTCTTTGCGCTCGCTATCTATATGGTAGGGAGCGCTTTAATCCAAATCATTCAAATCTTAAATTAACATACAATGAACACACGCAAGAAAATTTCAATAGCAAATAACATTACCTATATCGCAGGTTTATTACTAGTCGCATTCGCCTTGTATGGCATCGTTAAGTCTTGGTATTTTAATGACACTACAATTGACCGAGAGGCTCACTTTGTAGTGGCAGTAATGGGATTTATCATCTCATTATTTTCTGAGGCTTCGGCTCGCAATAATAACCTACGCAACAAGTAATTCCACGCTCAACTTTTAAATAACTTAATCAAATCATACAATGGCAACTCAAGCAGAATTAATCGAAAACATCAATAACACAATCATCGAAGGACTACAAGCTAAAGGCTTGCAATGGTTCAAACCTTTTAAGGATAGCACGACTATGCAATGGTCAGCTATCAACTCACAAGGGAAACCCTACCGAGGCATTAATCAGTTCATTCTATCGGGCAAGGCAATCGCCAAGGGATGGGTAAACAAGTGGTATACATTCGCTCAAGTATCTAAGCTAGGCGGTCGTGTTAACAAGGGCGAGAAGTCTACGGATGTCTACCTTTGGAAGGTCAACTTTGCGGTCGAGATTGCGGGTAAGACCCAATACTTTGCCCGCCTAGAAGATGTTCCAAGCCACCTACAAAAGCAAGCTAAGAAGGCGTTCTACTTACAAGTGTTCAAGGTATTCTCTATCTCACAAACTGACCTACCACTTGACACCCCATCGCAACCTGTAGAGGTTAGTGAACTAGAGGCAGACGCACACGCTGAATCAATCCTTGAGGCTTGGTGCAAAGAGGTAACGCTGAAGCATAGCGGTCAAGGTCGCGCTTACTACTCTCCTAGCGGTGACTTTATCCATATGCCCGCTAAAACTACCGAGCAATGGAAATCTAATGGTGACTACTACAAGGTATTCTTTCACGAGGCTATCCACTCAACGGGTCACAAGACTAGACTTGACCGCCTAGACAAGATGGCAAGTTTTGGCTCTGATGAGTATAGCAAAGAGGAGTTAGTAGCTGAACTAGGCGCACTATACTTAGAGGCTATCACGGGCATTCAAACGGCGATAGATGACTTTAAGAATAGCCAAGCATACATCAACGGATGGATTAGCAAGTTCAAGTCAGACCCTAAGTTGATTATGAGCGCATCTACTAAGGCGCACGAGGCAGTCGAATTAATCTTATCTAAATAACATCATCACCTTGCGGTGTATAGGTCAACCGCAACCTATAATGAGAACCTCAATATCAAATCCTCCAATCACGGGGGCTATAACTGAAAATTGCATAAAGAATTGGAACATCTACGAGCATCAGCAAGACTTGTTTTTGCCCGTAATTATAGACGGATGTATTGTTCAATTTACGGACACAATGATTCGCTCAAAATCTAGTGGCAATGAGTTTTACTTTGTTAAGATGAAAGAAGTTAATTCTAGCCAAGAGATGCGCTACGGATTTCTTACTTGGAGTTTTGAGGCTGATTGCGATGGCGCTTACGATAGCTTTAGTCTAATTAATTTCGACCAATATTACTATGCGTATTTGCCCGTAGAGGATTTTAAATACGACGGACAAACCATTGAATTGATTGATGATTCAGAAGTCGTAGATATATTAAACAAGTTAAATAGAACTAAAAAACATTAATCATTTAACCTTGCGGTGTATAGGCAACCGCAACAATACTATGAATACAATAAATAAAATTGACAACAAGTATTATAAGGATGCAATTACTTATGCAAACGAAATTACAAGAGAGTTTGGAGTAGAGAAAGCCTCTCGCAAATTATCTGATACAATAAAAGACTTGTCTAGTAGTGGATATGCTATATATAATTGCCATCAGATATTATTCTTTTCATTATGCTTAAAGAATATAAGAGAAAATAATGCTATATAATCATTTAACCTTGCGGTGTATAGGCAACCGCATTCATACAATGGAAACTTATTCAAAAGAACTTATTGAGCGTCGCACTAACTTAGTAATGGATGAGGTTGAGTGCATCGCAAAATTTCTTAATGACAATTATCCTAGAGACGGAAAATTGCACGAGGTGATGGCATCTCTTATGAATATTGAGATAGCCTTGGACTTTGAAGATAACGAGTCAGATAGGTGGACTTTTTATCCTTATGGTAGTAGAGCGCATTTAAATAAATAACACTATGAACGTAAGGGAAATTTTAGAAACCAACAACGAGTTGCAGATGCGTTACATCTATGAGATTAACAAGTTCTGCAAGGAGCGGATGTATGCTAATACGGGCGACAAAGAAGCGCCTAAGATTAGACAAATTATGGACATATTTTTTTGGATGGGTAAGATATCCGAGAAGCAAATGGATTGGGTAGTTCGCTACGCAACCAAGAATCAAATCCGCGTGGCAATGTCAGATTCCACGAGCAACAATTTAAACCAAGCATAATTATGGAAGTCAAAATAAACATAGTAGAACTTGCGAGCGAACTTGCACACAAAGAACTTTTGCATTGGGTGTCTGATGAGTCTTCTTTGTACGAAGACCCTGAAGCGGGCATCACCAATTACACCGAATACTTTCAAGATGTATTCAACACATTATATGACAAATATTATACAATCATAGACCAAATAAAGCGATGAACCTAAATCCTAAATTCAACTTTCCACTTACTAGCGAAGAAATATTGAGACCATTAGTAGAACTAGAAGAACTAGAAAAACTAGAGCCTTGGATTAAGCACGACTATCGATTCTTTGCCTTTAGCTTAATTGCCATAAGGACTTATTATAAAGAAGATGACGCGCATTCTCACGACCTACTTAGGGCAATCAGTGAAGACTACGAAATGTTCCTATCAGAAGTATACAAAGATGAGGATTCAATGGAATCTTTTGAAAGACAAGCAACTAATTATTTTGCAACCTTAATAGACTAAACAAATGACAAAGCAAGAAGATATTTGGCAATGCTTTAATTGCGGTGACCACAAAGGTAGACACGACTTGTGGTTTGAAGGTGACCTATGTGAGTCTTGTAATAGTAAAATAAACTATGCTATTATAAACTATAATAGGATGGAACTAACCTTATGGTTCAAGGAGGAGATGTTCAACTTTGATTTAACCGAAGGAGATATAGGGGATTTTTGGCACGGATTCGAATGTAACGGAGAGGTGTTTGATGTCAATTATTATACCGATTCATATGAGGACACATTAGTTAATGTAGTGTCTGTTTATGGGACAAAGGTTGACTCGGACGGCTACACATTAATTGATACGGACAACTCTTATGAAGTCGAAATACTAGACACAATTGGCAACTTAAATAATTATTTAAACTACTATAACAAATGACAAAGCACGAAGCAACGATTAACCTATCCGTTAAGTTACTAGATGAACTGCGGACAAAACTTTGCAATAGAATGTACACGGATGAGAATGGTTTAACTACCGACATTGTTCAGATTGACTTATTCCCCGAGGTTACAATCATAGACGACCTCGAAGCACTTATCAGTTCACTTAGCTAAATAACACAATGAATCAAGAAGACTTAGCCCACCTAATGTGGCTACTAAACAACAACAAGTAATGGGAAACCAACGAGAGAAAATCATCAATGCGATATTAGATTGTCGTGTTGGTGAGGTGTTTCCACAAGAGATGGAACACTTTGCAAAGTTGTATACGGACGACCTAGTCGACGTATTGATTAATGAATTGTACGCCCTACATAGCGCACTCGAGGACAATATTTCTCAGTGCAATGTAGAGACTCAGAAACTACTAGACATCATAGAAAATGGCAACAAAGTTTAATGTAATTATCAATCCTTTTAAGCAGAGGATGTGTGTGTATGCCCGCGTCAACAAGGTTGATTGCGAGATAATTATCCCTTATTCGGAGTTAGATGAATGGAGCGCGTTCGAGTTCAACGGAGTTACATTTGATATCCACATTTTATACGATGACGATATCAACGTTAGTATTTATGAGGTAACATATGGAAACTTTGCTGACTACCAAAATCCAAGCCCAGTTAAATTAACTATCAGAACAAAAGATGAATTCTAAAAACACCTACGTCGACCTCTTGGAGGTTGCCATAATCATTTCAGCAGTATGCTTAGCTTATTTTTTAATCGTATTATAAAACCAAACAAAACAATGAAAAAAGAAATAGGAATTATCGAATTCGACAACGCGTTATACCAAACAGGTTTATATAGCGCATACTCAGTTTACCACAAAGACCCATTTGAAATCACGTCTATTAGAAATAATATGGCTATCGGATGGGTGAAAGATGTAGCTTATCACGCAAGCCTTAGTGATGTATATCTTTTAAAAAACCCCCGCAAGGTATGGGTTCACATCATTGAATCACCCGATGGCACACTAACATCTCGTGTTACTGACTATCAAGAAGTAACCACATACAAAGGAAATACAATCGTTAAACAAATTGAAGTAGAAATCTAATGGGTCGCAGTCATCAATTAATACACAAGGTAACTTGCGAATGGTGTGGCTACGAGAACAACCCCGAAGAGATTCAAAAGGAGTGGGATAGACGAGACCCTTTTTACTCGATGTCCTACCCTTGCGAGTCTTGTAGTGGCACTCTAAGCGCACGTCTTAGACCTTGTGGATACTTTACCTTACGCTACGATGGAAAGTCCCGTAGAAAGAGATTAATTGAGGCGGGTTCTAAAAGACTACGCCTCCCTATACCAAAAGAATATGAGAAGAATAGCTAATGAATTAGTAATAGTTGCAGTAGGCGCGATATGTATTATCGGCGTGGCAATCACATTGTACCTATCACGAGATGAGAGTAGGTATACAATCAAGACTGAGTTTAGTACCTATTGCGTAGACAACTTTAGAATCTACGGCAAGGGTATCACATTTAACACCGCCGATGGTCGCGCGGTAATCGCACAAGGTAATTTTGAAATCATTTTAAATAAGAAATAATTATGTCAAGAAAAGTAATCCACACAGTCTTAATCGAGAAAACAGGTTTAAGAAAGAATATCTATGAGGTAAACAACCCTAACGTAGACACAAGCAAGTTGATAGGAGGTCAGAAGTACCTTGTTGAGTACCGATTAGTTAACCGAGAGAAGTCAAACTTTATGGTATTCCTTGAGGGAACGGCGGACTTTCGCACACTAATCTTTCAGCACCCAACTGAGATGTTCAGAACTATTGGGATTCCGTTAATGAATATAAATTATCTAACGGAAGTTGATTAATTAAAACTAATGTTGTACATTTGAAACGTACTAGCGGATGAGGTGAAGTTGCGGTCATCTCATTCGGTATTCAAGGCAACTTGAACCAGCCCCCTCTCCTGCGCAACAAGGTTTGGGGGCTTATTTTTTTTGTACTATGGAAGAACAAGTTGTTTACCCAAATCCATTCGTTGGCGACGAGTTGGAGATAATGTGTCACCGAGCAATACTTAACCTGCGCAAAGTTAAACTTGAGCAAGAAATTAAAGAGTACTCTGCTCTATTTAAATATGCGCGACCTAATATGGAGTCATTCGATAAGTTGGCTAGACTAGTCCAAGGTATGGTAAATGACTTGAACGCAATCAACGAAGAGTTAAAAACAGCATTATGAATTTTATAATAATCCCATATGATTTACTAGCACGAACGGACTTAACCGCATCGGAGAAAAATCTGATGGGATTAATCCATAGTTTATCTGCTAAAGAAGGCTATTGCTTTGCGAGTAATCAGTACATAGCTGATGCATTGGGTATGAAGTTAGATGGTGTTAGGACTTGTCTATTAGGCTTGGAAAAGAAGAAATTAATAACAAGAGTCATCAAGAGAAAGGAGAATAATGAAGTCGATTCAAGAGAGATTAGATTGACTACCCCTCTGCTTTCAGAACACCATACCCCTCTGGTGCTACAACACCATACCTCCGTTGTCAAAACACCACATAATAAAGAATATAATAAAAAAGAAAATAATAACTCTATTGAACGATTTGAAGAGTTTTGGAATACCTACAATAAGAAGGTAGGGAAGGACAAGGCTAAAGCTAAATGGACTAAGCTAAAGACATCTGAGATAGAAGCAATATTTAATGCTCTGCCTAGTTACATAGCTAGTAGAGAGGTGAAGTATAGGAAAGACCCTGAGCGCTACCTTGCACACCGAGTATGGGAGGATGAGGTAGTGGGTGACAAGCCTACGCCGATTCCACTATCAGCAAATAAAATAACCGAAATCACAATCCCTGACAACTACTAAAATGCCAAGACTAAACATACCATTACTCGAGTCGGACGTAATAGCCTACCTCCTTGACAAACCCCACCTAGTAAAGGATGCGGTTAAGATTATAGGCGAGGACGCATTTACTTACGACCTATTTAAGGAGTCATATCTGACGATGAAGGAGTTTTATTTAGACAATAAGGCTTACACTCGTTTCGATATATTTAAGCGCATTAGCGACAATCCTTACTACCTATCAGATGAGCCACCGATGCTATTAACGATGACTCCCAAGACAACCATTGAGTTGACAACGGCTTGCGCTGAATTAAAGGACTTAGAGAAGAAGCGTCAGTACCAAGACTTGACTAATAGCATTCAGTCGGCTATCGACCGAAACGAAGACGTCACTACGATTCAGACTATCATAGACCAAGGTGTTACAAAGATAGAGCAGGACGTGGTAAGCACCGACATTTTCTCGTTAGGAGAGGTGTATGACAAGGTGATGGACAGATTGGAGGTCAACGCAGGAAACGTAAAGTTTTCGGGCATCGACACAGGTTCACGAAAGTTGAACTATGCTTTAGGCGGATGGCAAGAGGGTATGGTTGTGATAGCGGCTAGACCATCAATGGGTAAAACTATTGTGGGTTTAGACTTTGCTAAGTCATCTGCTAAGTCAGGTAAGCGTGTGTTATTCTTGTCACTTGAGATGCCGAAGGAATCTTTAATGTATCGTTATATTTCATCTGAAGCACCAGAGTATAAATACTCAGATATCAAGGCTAATCGTATCACCCAAGAAGATGTTCAGAAGATTCGCAGGTCAAATGCAAGAGAGTTGAAGTCGCTACCGATATTCTTTTATGACTCAGATAATCGAGACATAAACTACCTATCAATGGTCTTGACAACGGAATGTCGTAAAAACAAAATAGACATAGTTTATATTGACTATATGCAGTTGATTCGAGACAATCAGATGCGAGGGCAGGACGACTTTAGTCAGGTATCGTCTGTATCCAATAAAATTCAGAAGTTAACTCGTAAGTTAAACATTCCTATCATTTGCCTGAGTCAATTGTCTCGTGGCGCTGAGGGCAGAAGCGACAAGCGTCCTCAGTTATCTGATATCAGAAGTTCAGGTAACATCGAGCAGGATGCATCAGTTGTGATTGGATTGTATAGACCTTACTACTATGCTCAAGCAGAAGCGCGCGCTAACAATCTCCCTGTCCCTGATATGGACTACACGCTAGAGTTTATTATCCTTAAAAACAGGGATGGTATGACAGGTGGTGTTGTAAGGTATTGCGATGTCACCACGAATAGAATAGCTGATGAAGAGGAAGAGTTGTTTAGGTTTACGGCAATTGAGCCTGCCTACAAGAACTCAGTAATTAATAAGATGGAAGTAGATTTTGATAACAATGTAACTATAGAACCTTTTTAATATGGCTTGGATAGAAATTAAAACCAAAGAAGATGTACTCCCTATTCTTGAAGAATACAAGGAGTATAGAATGGAAATGCGAAGCGAGATTAAAGAACTAGAAAAAGAGCTAGAAGAAGACTCTAATTACGCCTTTAATAGAACTAATAGACTCAACTCAAATACTTTTAGGCTCAATAAAATGAGTGGCTTTTTAAAGAGTAGCAAAATTGACGCTTTGCTAGACAAAGGCTTCACACTTAAGTTTAATGGCGTAATCCTGAATATTGATACTAATAATGACTTTTGGGGGGACTTCAACTATTATCCAAAATCAGGCAAAATGTATGCTAAAAATTGGAAAATGTGGTATGAAAATTCTTGGTTTTGGATACAAAAAAAATTAATAAACAACGATAGACTATGAACGTATTCCAAGAACTCAAGAAGTTCTCACACATCAAGTACTACGACGAACCTCATAAGTATTTTATAGGCGAGCAAGAGTTGGTATCAGGGACTGGATTCCTTAAGCTATTTAAGCCTGAGTTTGACTCAAAGTTTATGGCGAGAAAGGTTGCTGAAAAGCAAGGTATCCCTGTCGAGGATGTACTTGCTGATTGGGATTATAAACGAGAGTTTGCAGGGATAAAGGGTACGCTAGTACACAACTTTGCTGAGAACTATTGGTTCAATAAAATCTTCCCATACAACTCTCAGATGGTAATCGATAAATTCGGCGAAGACCACATTAAAGAGAGATACGATGTGTGTGTGAATATGTTCTTGGATTTCTATCGTGACTCCTCCCCTGCCCTTACTCCTGTTGCAATGGAGTTAGTTGTAGGCGATGCTGAACTTGGGGTAGGGGGTATGGTTGACGGATTGTTTTGGAATGAGAAGTTACAAGAGTATCAGATTTGGGACTACAAAACCAACAAGCAGATACGAATGAAGTCGGAGTATCGTAAGAGATTCAAAGCCCCGATATCATTCATAGAAGAATGTGAGTACGAGGCGTATTCGCTTCAGCTAAATCTCTATAAATATATCATAGAGAAGAATACTAATATCAAGATAGGTCGATTGTATTTGGTGTGGTTGTTTGAGGAGAATGAATCCTATCAGGTAATTGAATGTAAGGATTATCAATCAACAATAGAGTTAATGTTCAAAAATTATAAACCAACCAAACAATGAAAGACGTATTAAACGACGAATTAGAAGACATCTTAGAGGAAGTAAAGATTTCCCTAAGGGGTGCGTATCATCGTGGCTATGTTCACGGCGAGAAGGGTCAGGCTCTGATTAACTCAAAGCTATCTAACCCGAACTTAATCCTTGGCGATTTCATCAAGTTCATTAAGAACTATAAGATGACAATGATTGATGGAGATATTAGATTCTCCAACAATGACTATGTGTATATGGACGAGAACATCATCAACCTTTTCTTGCTCAAGTACGACTATGACTCGGAGTAAACAACTTCTACTTAACAAGACTAAGAAGCATATATCTTCTTTAGGATTCTTGTACTATATGGTTCCAGATGCGGGGAGCCTAATGCTTTTAAAGGAGGGTGGCGACAACAACCACTACCTAATGATTGTGTTCACAGGACGCAATAGAACTTGGGAATATGAGAGACGGCATTTCAGTATTGCTACTTTGTATCCCGAGACGTTTAAAGATGTAGAAAAAGGGATTGCTAAATATTTAGGACAATGAAAACAATAACAAAATCAATAATTAAGCTATCAGAGATACCTGAAGAATTACAACAATACATAATAAGTGACCACAAAGTTCATACTTACTTAGAGTTTCATATTGATGATTATGACCCAAAATGTCCTTTGACACAATGGTTATTGGAGACATATCCAACAATCAAACGCAAGATTAGTTTTCTTATTCATATTGATAAATAACAAGACAAATGAAACTATTAAGAAGAATTATTAATAAGAATGGTCTTGAAATAGCAGATTTATTGTGCATAATGTGTTATTGGTTTGCTGCAGTATTACCATTGATATTAGAAATATATTATAAACAACAATACTAATGAAACTAGGAGAATTTATTAAACAATTCAGTCACAATAACATTGTTAGACTACATTACAAAATCAAAGGTGGGCATCAATGTGTGTTAGAGGATTGGAATGATGTTTCAATGGACCATGAAATTATAAATGGTAAGGGTAAGAACCGTCACTATATTAATAATGAGGTATTGGGTTTAGTTGGTATACATTTTAGAAGTGGTGACACCCATTATCCCGAAGCAATCAATATTGTGATTGAAGAATTGGAGAACCAACCGTTTATTGAAGAAGTAAAGAACGAACAAATACAATATAGTGAATCCATTTAAACAACAAGACAATGCCTGATATAGCAATGTGCTGGGGAGGCAATTGCCCCATTAAAGAAACGTGTTATCGTTATACTGCCACCCCAAGTAAGTGGAGGCAGGCGTATTTCGCAGAGACTCCTATTAAGGAGGATAATACCTGCGAGCATTTTATGAAGATATGGGATAAAGAATCATTTAAAAAAGAATATTATAACGAAACTTATGGGAAATAAACAAACAGCAGTAGAATGGTTGATGATGCAATTGCCTGTTTTTATAAGAGTAGACTTGTATGAAAAAGAATTATATCAACAAGCAAAAGAAAAGGAAAAAGAACAGATAATGGATGCATTTGATGGAGGAGCATATGTAGGAACCTATGCAGTAGATATGGATTCAGAAGAATATTACAACGAAACATATGGGAAATAAACAAACAGCAGTTGAATGGGCTGAAGACAAATTATCTGACTTAAACTCGGCGGTAGTTAACGGAGAAATTGCTCCTGAAGAATACCACGAAATAAGGGTCAATATATGGGAGAAAGCTAAGTCAATGGAGCAAAAAGAATATAGCAGAATAGCGAATGAATCCCACGAAAAAGGCTGGAAAGAAGGTAAATATGGGCAATCAAGATGGTAAATAATATGCAAAATAAATCAATCTTTCTTTACCCATATGTGTTCTGGCGGAACGCCTATGAAAACCTTTGGTACGCTATACCCCGAGAACATTATAGCGAATTTTGGAATGGCAACAAAGAGGTAGCCTTTAAGGCAGCTTATATGGAAGACCTCGTTAAACAACTTACTTACGATGAAGACGAAGAAAATTAAATTAATGTACTACAAGTCAGCCGATGCAAACGAGGTTTGTGTTGTGGACTATAACGAACTAAAGGTCAATTACTATGATAAAGAAGGAAACTATCGTTACAGATTGCTTGGTGCAGTCAATGACCGAATCGAGGCTAACCTTGCTTACCACGGATGGACAAAGACAAACGTTTCCACTATCAGCAAATTCAGAGATGGAATTCAAGAGGTATAATTTCAGACGTGTTAGAGGTTTTTACCTCAAGTTTTGTGGCACGATTTACAGGATGGAGAAGTATCAGTTCGTCCCAAGGGAGCTAGTGTATAACCTAGTCCCACACATTAAGATTTTTGATTGGTATTTATATAAGGTAGACGTAAGATGGCAGACAATGCAAAGAATGAAAACTATGAAAAAGCAATCCAGTGGGCTACTAAGTACCTTGAAGAAAATGTTGAACCAAAACAGGTAAACTTTAAACAAGGTGTGATAGTCCATAGCGACATTGATATGGTAAGGACAAATCTTAGCAGATTAATTCACGCCAAAGGTCGAGCGCAACAGGCATCTTACAGGGCAATAAGAGAGTTTAAAATTTATTTGTCCAAAAATTTGACTTAACAAAAACGTTTACTACCTTTGGGTCAGGGTTAAAAACAAGTTCATCTTTCAGTTGAAAGAAGGAAATCGGGAGTCGTCTATACCTTATTAGTGGGCGTCTTCTGCGGTAAATAGGGTGGCGGAATGGTAGACGCATATGAAGGATACGGAGTAGATACAGGTTCGAATCCTGTCCCTATTTCAGACTCTCATCTATGCTATGCACAGAGAACTGATGAGAACCGTTAGATGGTGCATACATCCTGAACGGTGGTTGGCGCAACAGTAGGAAACGCCTCGCGAATAGTACCTAAGCTATTCAAATTTAGTCAGGTGGCGGAAGGGTAGGGGTGTCCCCTGCCGATGGTAGACGCTATTGGCAGGATAGATTAACATAGGAAAGTGCGTGCGTGACATAATTGCGTCAAGTATGGGGTTAATCATACAGGTTCGAATCCTGTCCTGACTACCTTGGGCTCGGTAAAGCCTCTTATCGAAAGATAATGTAACCGAAGTGGATAACTTAGAAATAAGTGACGCTCCACTACTTAGTCAGGTGGCGGAATGGTAGACGCATATGAAGAATACGGAGTAGATACAGGTTCGAATCCTGTCCTGACTACCAACCAAACAACAAATAAAATGAACAACGTAGAACCAATTCCAGTAGAAAAAACTCCTGAAATTAGCGAGTACAAGCCCTCTAATAAAGATTGTCTTCGCGAATACGAAGTTAGCCTTAGATTTTTAAGTAGAGGCTGTGTCGTAAGAGTTGGATGTAAAGAGATTGCTTTTGAAAATGTAGAAACAGCAATAAAGGAACTTAATGAGTATGTAACTAATACTTATGACACACAACAAAAATGGCGTAAGATTTTAGACTAAAACACCATTACGACAAAGCGCACAAGTCCCGATGGCGTGAGTAGGGAGAGGGCAAATAGTTATACGAGTTGGTGTAAGTATAACTTGACAGCTGGAAAGACAGCATTTTTTTTTGGCAAGGTGGCGGAAGTATGCGTAAATATTCGCTATGGGAGACGCTAATTGTTGGTTAGAATGGAAAATTACACCACAAAAATCAATCCATTCGTGCGGGTTCGAACCCCGCTCTTGCCGCTATACTTAAGATATGATAAAGAAAATAATACTTGACCGTATGAATAATATGCGGGCAAAACTAAAAGAAGCCAACCAAGAGAAACTAACAAAGTACGTTAGCGAAGAGCGTTGCGACGAATACAAGACTCGAATCGATGAGTTACAATGGTTACTAAAGAAAGTAAGCCTAGCTGAGAAGAATAAGTTAGCTAACTTTTCTCAAGACCACGACACTGACCACCAACCTTTGACAAGGGAAATCCTTGAAGAGGTGATTGGTAGACTATCATCTAAAATGTAATTATGGTAAACAAGATATTAGAGTACTTTAATGACGAAACAACTTTTGTTGTGGCAGATGGATTTGATGATGCAATCATTGGGCTAGAGCAACAACAGATGAAGTTAGTTTACTCAGTTCCAAAGTGTATTGAGATTCTGTGTAGAGATATGAGCGAAGACGATGCCATTGATTACTTTGAATACAATGTAAGAGGAAGCCTTGGCGCTGACTCCCCTTTATTTGTTGACACTGACTGGGACTAATGCCTAAAATAGATTTTCATCGTACAGATTGCAGAGAATGCCACAATCCTCACGAGTTAAGATTAGTACGCAGGCATTTAGGAAGAACATTTCGTTGTCAAAAGTGTAGTTATCCACACCTAGTTGAGATGACAGACAATGGATTCTTTCATCTTCACAAACGGACTGAGCGCAACAAGATTTATCTGCGCAAGAAGGAGATGTGGGACAACGAGGCTTACTTGAATGAGTTGATTCGTAAGAAGATTAAACGCTTCTCAGGTAAGTACAACAAAGAGCTACTAGACAAGTTCTACAAAGAAGGCAAGTGGCTATGGGTGCTAAAAGCCCGCAAGATGTTTGTAGAAGAAGCCCATATGCTAGGTATCTCCGCTTGGAACATCTATAAGTTCTTTAGAAACAACGGCGGAATAATTGATTTAAGGACAATACAATCATATATAAACCAAACAACAACGTGAGAAAACAAAGAAGAGCACTCGAAGACCAAGAGATTCGGGATATGGTCACCTACTACGCTAAGTGTCAGTCCCTAAGAGACTTTATAGACGAGAAAGTTGTCCCGTCTAACTTTCATTTCCATAGGATTAAACAGTATTCTAACCTATTAGTGAAGGAACTGGAGGCACAAGTTGATTATCTTTTTAAACAGAATGAGAAAGATGTTGCTGATGACTTAGTTCATCACTTTATTGATGCATCCCAGCAGGCAGACTATCTTTATGAGATAGCTTTGAAACTAGAGCTACTAGAAGAAGAAAAGAAAATAGAATGTGCAACCAAAGTATCAGCAATTTTTAGAGAATATGGAGTTGAAAAATGAAGAAGTTGAACAAGTAACTACATTCACAGATAGTGTAGTATTTGAAATCATAAAAGAGTTTGGTGATAGAGCCAAGAAAGGATACGATAAATATGGAACTGATATGGACAGGACAGATTTGTCAGTATCCGAGTGGGCACAACACCTAAGAGAAGAGTTAATGGATGCATTAGTATACCTTACTCGATTAAAGAAAGATGTGATTAAGTTAGAAGAAGAATTAGCTGCCTTAAAGAATGACACAAGGGCAGAAAATGAAGTCAAGTTTTACGATGGCGCGGAAATTGTTACTTATAAGTACGTCACCCAACCAAGCAAAAAACATTGAGCGAATAGTTGTTGATTTGATTTCATTGTGTGTTAAAGATAGCCTGTTATGCGGGCTATCTTTTTTTTGTAAACTATTTGTTTTATAAATATTAACCCGTATCTTTGTCAAAGAAATCAATAAAACAATGAGAAAAACACGCTACAGCGACGTAATCAGCAAGGCTGAGGTACTCGTAAACGACCAAAACAATTACACTAAAAGAGGTGCATTAAAGTCAAGAATTCAACGAAGAATCGATAGGATGACTAATCGAGCAGTATTCTTAACACAATTCGAAATTCCAGAACCAGTTAATTATTAAACCAAACAAATAAAAAATATGGCACGTTCAGATGCTTACTTCGGAGTAATCCAATCACCAGTTAAGAAGTACTTATCTTGGTCTTCTAACGAAAAATGTTTCACTTATTGGGATAAGGAAGCTAAAGAGACTAAGAAATTATCTCTTCCAGTTAAATTCATTCATTATGATGAGTTCGCAACTATCAAAGGATGGCACGAACCATCAAAATCAGGCATTTTCTCTAACGAGGTTAAGTCTACAAAAACTGAAAAGTTAGTAGTTCGTACATTTAACAACAAGATTCTTGCTGATGGATTATATCAAGACATCAAGCCATCTGTTAATTCAGCTGGCGGAGATTACCACGTTAGCTTATATGCTGAGTTGAACGGAGAGATTATCAACATTTCTTTGAAAGGCGCGGCTCTAGGAACTTGGTCTAACTTCTCTAAAGACCATCGTAAGTTTTTCCTAGGAAGTTACATCAATGTAATTGGCGCTCAGGACGAGAAGAAGGGTTCAGTTAAATATAGTGTACCTGTGTTCCAAGTTGGAGACAAGATTGAAGCTGAGGTAAGCGCATCTTCTGATAAGAACTATGACGAGTTAGTTTCTTATTTCAAAGCGCGTAAGGCAAGCGGTAACTCTACTGCAGATGAGGTATCAGCACCACAACCTGAGCCAATTATGCCTCCAGCACAAGAATCGTTTATCCCTGCATTTGACGAACCTGCTGACTCTAGCGAATTACCTTTCTAATATGTTTGAGTTAGCCACATTAAAGAAGACAACGATTGTCTCCGCTGATAAACGAGAAATGACAAACATTGTGAGCAGATATCTTGAGGATATCGCTCATAATGGCGGAGAACCTCTAAAAGACCTAGCACTATGTAGAAAGTACATATTCTTGCTAGAGGAGTTAGAGAAGGGTCTAAAAGACTTTGCAATTAGTGAACTAGAAACATACGACAGAAACGAAGCTGACGTTCTAGGAACTACCGTTAAAGCGGTTGAGGCAGGTGTTAAGTATGACTTCTCAGAATCAAAGGTGTGGGCGGAACAGAAAGCTCGCGTAGATGCTGAGTCCAAGAGACTTAAGGACATTGAAGCCTTTGCGAAAACACTTAAATCAAAGACAACTTTAGTTGACGAGGAGACAGGTGAGACAATGGAATATTTCCCTCCTGTTAAGAGTAGTTCAACTTCAATCAGGGTAACTATATCATAATGGAAAATAGAACATTCAATGAGGTGTGGGAGAACATTGGGACACAATTGTACAACCTGCACCGCCAAAAGATAGACTCAGCTAAAGCTAAGTTTGCCAAAGAGAAAGAAGATGATAAACATAATAAAAGAGATTAGAACAGAGCTTGGAATGACACAGGCGGTGTTTGCACGAGAAGCGGGATTCAATACCGTTCAGCAAATATCAGGACTCGAAAATAACCAACGCGGCATAGGATTTAATCTGCTAGGCAAAATGGTTAGAAACTTGTCAGCCAATGGTCATCCAATTGCTCTCGACGTTAACTTAACCGTTGGAGATAAGACACTAAGAATCCACTAATGGTAATAGACGAAGAGATTGCAACAATACAAATAGAATGGGAAGGGGTTGACTTATCTCTTAATAAATGGTACGCGAATAGGCACTGGTCTTTCCGTAACAAAGAGAAAGAGTTCTGGGCTAACCTCTTCCTTAAATTGCTTCCTAAGCGCACAAAAAAGATAGACAAGTATATTATCACATTGTACTTCAATAGTCGCTTAGACGCCAGCAATACTGTGCCTATGATTAAGATATTAGAGGATACTATGAAGAAGGCTCACTACATAGTAGATGACTCTAAAAAATTCTGCAAAGGTATTCAAATTTATCCTGATGAGAGCCTAGGGAAGAAGCACTATAAGTTAACCGTCCACATCTTATCCTATGCAACTAAAGAAACTAAAGCTTATCGCGCCTGACACCTATCAGGAAAAGTTAGCCGATATGTTTTCCAAACAAGTATTTAATACAAACATCGAAAAGTACGCTGAGCGAAATCAGTCAGATGTAAAGAAGATTATAGCTGATATTTATGTGGGAAAGATGGCTGAGTTTGCCGTATGGAATTATCTTCAACGTGATGGCAAGGACGCCACAATGCCTGATATAATGGTATACTCAGCAAAGAAAAAATCATACGACGCTGACATTACCTGTGGCGATGTAAAAATCCACGTTAAGTCTTGTGTTGCGATGGGACTATATCCTACTAGCTGGGTGTTCCAACCTAATGACCCTGTAACAATTAATCCTTCTAACAAGGATTACTTAGCGCTAGTATCCATCGAAGAAGGGGTCATATTTGAGGCGTACTTCGTTAAAGCAATGGATGTAATGAAAATATATGAAGCGCCTAAAAAGGAGGGCTTAGACAAGAAAGTAATTTACGAATCAACACTACTACAATGAAAGTAACATTTGTTAAGCTGGAAACTATTTTTGAGTTTCTCCCTGCTATCACTTGGTATAAGTATGGTGGTATGGGGTATGGGAGCTTGACTTTTTCTTGGCTAAGTTTTGGAATAAAGATTTATTATATAAAAAGAAGATGACAGATAGATACAAAGATGGCGAACTATGGGAGCTAGAGAGCAGGATAAATAGGTTAGATTTACCCTTTAGCGTAAAAACAGATACCATAGCATTATTTGTCGCCGAAGAAATTAAGCGCGAGGTATATCACAATAAAGACAGAATGGATAGCTACCGATTCTGGGATGAGATACAGAATCTTATCTTTAAAAAACGAGCAGACTTAGAAGAGAGACTAGAAAAACTAAGAGATAAAAAATGACAACATTATTCGCCATCATCATAGGCTTTGGCATATTCTATATCATTACTTATAACTGGATTAAGGGCATAGAGTATATGCAAAAGAATCATCCTGATTATAAAGGAGAGGATTTCTTGGGAGAAGATAAAGAGTAATTACTTTTTGCCTCCGCGCGCGCGTCTGTCGCCAGCTGTATCTGACTTAGATGCTCTGTTAACAGAAGCCTTCTTCATTACAATACCCTTCTTAGTATGAGAAGCGTCTAGTCCATCACCATTTCCGTAAGTACCACGTTCGCGATTAACCTTAACCAACTCAGCTCTCTTGGCACGTTGTTCTGGTTTAGCATTATGCTTTTTGTCGTATGCTAATTTCTTAGCATAGCTTTCTGGATTCTTCTTGTAGTACTCAGCTGATTTTTTCATATTCTACGAAGTGAATGAGGAGTTTACGACTCACGCTCAACATTATGTTTTGAAGCCACTAAGTTACACATTTTTATGAAGTAATCCTGAGAGTATGTATACTTCATATAGTTAATGTCTTTGTGGACTATCTGTATATTCTCGCGCACATATCCCACTGCATTGTCAATCCTGTCCAAAGATGCTGTAGTCTTAAAATCAATTGGGACACCAGACAAGGCGCAGACTTTATCTTGCGCGATGTAGATGTCCCAAACGTCTTCTATTGTAATCGTAAACTCGTAATCTCTTTGCTTAGCCCTTCTGACTTTAGTATTAAACCAAGCTATCTCTATTTCTTGATAATAACCTTTATGGTTCTTTAAAATACTAGAGCAGGGTTTGCAGGGCAAGTTTTTCTTAACTGACCTGTTCCTTTCGTAAATATCCTTGTATCCAAGTTCTTTTTGGCATACAGGGCAGTTACGTTTATGTGGCTTAGTATCCAGTGTATCCAAGTGACTTTAGATGCTGCATTACCTTGTCATCGATTTGCTTTCTAGACAAGTTACCTGACTTTGTGAGCTCAGCTCTTTTTTCATCTGCTTGCTCTCTAAAATATAACATCTTATTGAGTTCTGCTTCAGAGATTCCATCTCTCATTCTTGAGCGCTTAAACTTCATCATATCAGATTCCGCTTCAAAAGCTTTTTGAGATGAACCTCCAAAATCTTTAGGGTTTAACGCTGTATAGTCTCCCTTAAGTAATGCTTTGTATGGGTCTTCAGCAATAGCTCCTGTAGGATTAGCTGCGCTCATATTAGCTGTTACAGCATTAAACTGCTTAACAGGTTGTCCTGCTTGCAGATACTTAGCTTGTGGCATAGGTGCTGAAGCCTGAGCTTGTGACTGAGGTGACATTGTCACCATAGAAGTTTGAGATTGCGTCTGAACTGGGTCAGGGTCTACTCTACTAAACAATAAATCTGATAAATTAGATAACATAATTATGAACCTTTAACCCATTTCTTTGATGGGGATGCTGTTTTACTTGGAGACCATTTAATTTTATTAGCCCACCACGCGGCGCTCATTTTCCCTTTAGCAATGTTCTTTGCGTGACGAGATTTAAACGCCTCACGTTGACCTGCAGTCTGGTTTGTCTTAACACCTGCTTGCCCGAAGCGAATAAGTTTAACGCGGTCTCCTTCCTTTGCTAGGACAATATGAGACTTGCCGTTATGCGTACTTCTCTTGGGCTTATTTACACCTTGTAATCCGTACTTCTCTAGCTTGTTTTTAATAGCTTCGTTAATCATTTCTTCTTAGCTGTTTTAGCCGCTTGCTTAAACTGTTTAGCTGTAGGTGCACCTTTAGTACCAGGAGTTCTCATTTTTTCTCCAGAACCAGCTTCAATTCGTTTCCGCTTAGCGTGAATCGCATCATATAACCCATTTTTCTTTTTCATTTGTAAGCTCCAACTTGGATATTTAAATCATTATCACTTAAAAATATAGTTACTGATTTGCATAAATCATAAAATTGATTGAATTCAAAGTCTGATTTCATTCTATTTATTGCGCTACAAACAAGTATTGTATTGTCTTTTGTGTATCCAATTTTACTGTCAATTCTTTCTACTGAAACAGTGTTAAATTTACCAGATTCTAATGTCATTACAATACCAGAATATGGACAAACATTTAATTGCTCATTCCACATATCTACAATATCGGAAATTTCTAACTCAAACTCATTGCCTCTTTTTATTGCAGATTTTCTAGCATTTAATAAAAAAATACTTGCTTTCCCCTCTATTGTTGAATTAAGCTTAGCCCTTGATTTATTATTCCCCTCTTTACAGCATTTTTTACACCAACTATGATGTCCATCAAATGTCTGACTATGCTTAAAGAATTCACTCAAATCCAACTCGCTTTTACAAGAAGAGCATTTCTTCATATTACTTAAAAGTTAGGCGGTATAAAGTTTGCTCTACTAATCCGTTAATCTCATCTAAGATGTTAGACAAAGCGGCGTTACCTATAACTAACATTCTAGCGTCTCCTGATACATATTGCTTAAATGAAGTCAAGAATGCTACTGGTGCATCCATTGTATAAGGCTTAACTTCTAGCTCGCATCCTAACATAATACGACCATAGCAACCTTGGTAAGCCTCAATGAATTTATCCATTAAGTCATTGAATCCATCATAGAATTCGCCCATTGCCTCGTGTTCTGCAAAAGAAGAAGTTTGCCAATGGAAAACTTTTGCCTGTGCAGATGCTTCTAACATCTCACATAACAGCTCTTCTTGAGGCGATTCGCCTGACTCATTTTCGCCAGCAGGCTGTGAGTAGTCATTCATTAATTTGCCAAATGCCTGCTTCTGAACAGCCATCTTTTGCATCTCTATTAAACTTGCCATAACTATTTCTTCTTTTTCGATGCAAGATACTTAAAATAATTTACTTGTTTCTCACGTTTTTCTATACCTGCTTTAGTCTTAGCAGTTCCAAGGTTACGTCCAGTTGTTTTGGAGACTAACTTGTAGCCTCCTTTTACCTTCTTTATCATCTTATCTTTCTTTTAAAACTCCTTTGTTCTCGTAAATTTTCTTGTAATACATTATTGTCATTGGACTTGCGATACCCATTATCTTTAAGTCTTTCATTATTTGTTCATTTTCTAATACATTCATATTAGGGAACGAAGCGTATAGAACTTTTGCCCTTGACTCATCAGATGTTGCCCCAAATCCAATTGCTCCATATCTAAATTTATTACTAGGGATATTCAAGTAAGATTCTTGTGTTAATGCCTTATAGTAATTAGATGCAAATTTTTTATCTCCAATGTCGCTTAAGGAAGTTATGTAGTCAAGTGCCTTGTCCATAGGTATTTTGCCCTCAGCCATTTTTTGCAAGTCATACTTGATTTCCTGTCTGTAAGAGCCTACATTTTTATTCTCTTGCTCAACTATTTCTTGAACATCAATGTATTTACCGTTGTTCTTTTTATCTGTAGTTCCAGTAGCTCTACCCACTAAATCTTTAATAGGTTGAATACTAAAATCACCTAAATTTTGCTTAGAATACTTTGATTGCTCTTTTTCTGGCAAACCTCCTAGTTTCTCTGGGATTGCGTTTACGACCTTGTCTACCATTGAGTAGGCTAATCCTACCGCAATGTTAGTGTGCGGATTGGTAATCATATCCTCTACTAATTTCTGTGTTCTTATAGGCGATACTTCAATACCTAAACTATCCGCAGCTTTAGCCAATATCTTATAGAAACCTAAGACATTCTCATCAAGTTTGCCCTCATCTTTAGTGTTTACAACTTCGTATGTTATATTTCTTCCTGTCCAAAGATTTGTGTTGCTAGCATACTCATAAATAGCCTTTGCTGTTGGAGGTAGCATTGTTGTTGCTTTTGGCACAAACATAGCTAAATCGTCTGCCAATGTTTTTGCTAAAATACCATTTAGTTTTTCAGGCGTTTTTGCAATATGCTTATAATAAACTCCCTCTCCCATATTTTGGAACAAATTCCAGAAAGCTTTGACTCCTGTTGGAACAGGAATCTCTGCATAAGAATGAGTCCCATCGCTGTTTTTAAATGGAGAGAATATTAACAATTTATTTGTTTTAGCTTGACGCAAATCATCATTATCCCATTCGTCACCAGCTACCATCATATTATATAATGTCAGTGCCATTACTCCTAATCCAGTTTGAACAATCTTATTAAAGAACTTCGCTGGATTATTCTTTATATATTCTGCTGTGATTCGAGTACCTTGGAAGGCAACATTTAAATAAGGGATAAACCCATCTAAATACTTTGTCAACAACCCTCCTCTATGAAAGTCCATAGCACCTCTAGCTTCAAATACTGCTCTAGCTTTAATATTCTCTAAAGCCTCCGCGTCTGGGTCATTATCATTGTTTTGCTCTTTATATTTAGCTATCTCTCTTTCTTTTACAGAGTTGTAAGCATTTAATTTAGAAGCTAACTCTGATACATTACCAAAGTAAGATAGACCCTCTTCTATAGCACCTAATACAGGTTTCCCAGATGTACCCTCTTGAGTTTGGGTCATCATTAGTCCCCCTGCTTGAGCATACTCTAGCGTTAATTCTTGTGCTAGCTTATCGTTTGCTATCAAAGATTTAGCCATTGATAATGTTCCTGTAATGGCTTTTTGATACTCCCCAGCTACGCCAACTCCAGCTCCATTATAAACGTCATTAAAATGCACTTGAGACAGTAAGTCAATTGGTATGTTAGTAATAAAGAACCCAACGTTCATACCAGTCGCAAGCTGTCTTAGTATTTGAGCGCCTGTAGCTTTAGATAATATCTTATATGCAGTGTGATTTGTATTCCACTTTTCTACATCCAGAAACTCTTTAGCTAATGACGAGTCCAATTGAAATCCTTGATTAACTCCGTTAACTTTGAAAATCATATTAGTAAACCCATAAGAAGCCTCTTTGTATTTTGGCGAGCCATCTTTGTTTGTAGCGATAGAGCCATCAGCTCTTCTTTCGTAATTTAACTCTTTAAAGAATGAAAGATTCTTGCCAGCTGCCTCTTGGAAGAATACCTTTAATGCTTTATTGGTCATTACCTTATTCTCGGTAGCAACCATTGCCGCGTGTAACAATTTCATTGAATCTGTTTCCAAGAAATCTAGACTCCCCTTCCCGACTAATTTAATTTCATCTGCACTCAATGAAACGCCTCTATTTGAATAAATAGAAGCATCCGTATCTCCGAACATATGCTCGAAAAATCTTCTCGGACTATAATTATAGTCCTTATACATATCGTACTCTTCCTTGGTTATTTGACCGTTTTCATACTTGTATTTTAATAGATTAGAAAAAGCTTTAAAATACCTATTAGACCTATCGTACATTTTATTGTACTCCTCTTCTCCTAAAGACTTCTTATAATCTTCAAGTGTTTTTTCAGCCGACTCTTTATTGGTGGCAACCTCTTTACCTCCTGCTGTTGTATGCACAGGGTGTAATGGTCTATCCTTTTCTTTCCTTAATTCTGATAAATCATTAATCTCTTTGTTTATTGCGTTAAGCTCTTCTTTTGTCTCAGCAATTTTTCTAAGTTCAATTAAATCCCGTATTTTTTTATTAATTAAGTTTTTCTGGTTGTCAAAATTAGAGTCAAGTGCTATAACTCTTCGTAAGAAAACAAAATCATCTAATCTAGATATCTGCTCTTTTGATAATCCACCATAGACATCCTTAAATACTTCTTGAAATTTAAAGTTTGCTAACGGAGAAGCTCCAGCTTTATTCACTAAAGCATATAAAGAGAATTCCATATCAGCATCTTTTAAAGCGCGTCTAATATTTATCTGTCTGTCAAACAGCCACTTCTGAACTTCTGTTGGGAACTTCTTAATGTCAAACTTTCTTTTTTGTTCAAAAGCTTTTTTAGATGCCTGCGTAGCGTTAGGTATCTTTTGCTGTCTAAGCATATCTCTACTTGAGATAAGCTCTCTACTCATTGTTTCTACAGCCTTATAAGGCGAATTTAATCTACCCGACTGAATCCAGTCATTGATAACAGGGAAATAATCTGATATATTATTAAACTCGTCTAATACTCCAACTGGCTCACCTTTAACTACATATGGGTAGCTAGGGTGTGACGGGGCATCTATAAAATAAACACCTTTAGCTTCGTTAACTAAATCTTTATTAGTGGTATAAATTTTAACATTACCCCTTTCGTCATATTCTGGCTTATCAAGTTTAAGTACAGCTACAACATCGTGGTCATTAGCTGAATCTGTAACTTGCTCAGCTAATCCATCTACAATATCAGCAATAGAAGCTACGTTATATTTTTCTAAAAACTTGTACCAATCTCCTGTACTTTTTTTATCCCAGCTATCCTTTAGTAGTGTGCTCCAAAAAGAACCTCTGCTACCAAATGATTCCTTTTTCAAAGATTCATTAAATTGAGATAGGCTTGTTATCTCTTTTCTTTTCTTAGTTACTTCAACTAATTCCCCTTTATCATTCTTCTCCTTAACAGTAATCTTGTTTTTTGATTCTGAGCCATACTTATCTAAAAACGCCTTGCCAGCCACAAGTTGCTTGCCTCCTGATACAGAGTTTAACTTGTCGTTCAATCGTTTCAAAAACTCCTTTTCAGAAACTTTACCATTATTAACTGGTGCAGTTAATTCAGCAAAAGCAACCTCATTAAAGTTTTGGTTGCCTCGACTACCTGTTGAGCGAGCCATTCTGTAAACCAAGGTGTAATCTTGGTTTGCAGCATTAATAATCATTTCTCTTGCAGCCTTAGTAGTAACTGACGCCCAAGCTAAACCTGCATCCCTAACTCCTTTAACATACGGATAGAAAACGCCACCCATTAAGTTGCTAATTTTGACTCCAGTTTTTTCGTTAACATACTCTCCAACTTTTGTATGGTCAGACATTGTAACGCTATATTTCTTGCCAACTAAGTTTTTCTTTTCAAACGTTGGATGTTCTATAACATTAATATCTCCTCTACTTTGGCGAATTCTTGAGCTTCTACCTGTTGATGGAGCAGGATTTGTGATTGTTCCTGTAATGTTTAAATTAGTTGGCTCATATAACTCGCCTGTAAAATCACCATTAATATTATCAATATCTTGGGCATCTTGCTCACTAATAGCTTTTTCTGTAGATTGCTTCTCTGCTAGAGCAGATATTCTTGAGGCGTTTATTTTGCTACCTGACTGAATTGACCGAGCTAAATCATTAAAGAATTTCATATCTTCTTGTACTGAAGAAGATTCAGGGAACAACTTATCTGCCAGTTTAGCTAACTCTTTGTTATTCAGCTTTTTAGCTACCTTTTGAATAAATTCTTTGATAGCCATTCTGATTTTATGTAATCTACTAGGAGTGAACTTAACCTCTCCTCTTGTTATCATGCCACCTAATTCAGACAAGAATTCTTCCGCTTGTGCATCTACGCCATCTCCTTCGTATTGACCTGCAAACTCTTGTAATCTAGTACGCTGTGGCTCTGGTATAAATGGTAGAATACGGTCTACCATATTAGCAAATTCTTTAGGATTCTGCTTCGCTAAAGGGAACAATACAGCGTGAGTTATTTCGTGAGGCAATGTTGTGCCTGTCAATGTATTAATTACATTACCTGAAGAATCTTTTGCCCCTTTATTAATATGAATATTACCAGTCGAAGGATTAAATAACCCACCAGCTCCCATAGCAACTTCTATAGCTTTATCTCTGTCAACCCCTTCGTTCACAAGACCCTCAATCATAGAATCTTCGTTATCATAAATAACCATTCTAGAATTAGGGGATATAGATTTTAGTGCTTTATAAGCGTTAGATACAATACTCTTAACTTGTGCGCCTAATGTATTTAATATAGGGTTATCTGTGCGTCTCTCAAATGCACTATCAACTTCAACAGCTTGACGAGGAGTTAAATTTTGCGTAGGACTTTCTTGCTGAACAGGTGCCGTTTCCTGTGTAGTTTGTGCCACTACAGGAGCTTTTCTGCCAGCCAACTTGGTAGTCCAAGTAATATCCATACCCACAGTTTCATCCTTTACAACCTGCTCAAACACTGCATCAGAAACTGTACCTAATTTATCCTGCTTAGCCTTTAAAGCAATATCTAAAGCTAAATCAGGGTTATTAATCTCAAATTTTGTATTATTTCTATTGTCTTTTAGTACAACTCCAGAAACATTTCCATCTTCATCAAATTTACTCTCTACAAATTCCGTAAAGTTGGTATCTACAACAATAGGATTTTTAGAGACTCTATTTTGCTCGTCTCGTATCTGGGATTTCTTGTTGAAAGATACTTTTGGTTTTAAAACAATCTTACCTGAACTAGTTACTTCAGCAACAGTATTGGTTACTGTTCCATCTTCGATTGTAACTGTGATTGGATTTCCTGCCCATCGGCTGTTTGCAACTGATTGAGCTGCTCCTTGCCTTTCAACTCTTCCAACTTCTCTAGTACTTTTAGTTGTTTGTCTTTGGGTAATCTCTGTAAAATCAGTCTTTGTTGCAAATTCATAGCTATCTAATTTTTGTATTTGTTCGAATATGGGGTCGTTAATTAACGCCTTCTGTTCTGGAGTTAAAGTTTCATCTTTCTCTACCTTGTCAGCAATGGCATATAGTTCATCTGCCGACTTATCTAATTCGTTTTCGTCAATCTCTTTGTTGCTATTTAATCGCTCTTGGATAGGAGCTAATGCGTTATTAACGCTATTTAACATATCAGAACTTTCAAAATATTGACTAGCTGCCTCTATGTCTTTTTCTGATTGAGTCTTACGAGCTTCTGCTGCGGCTTTTACTCCTGATGCATCAAATTCATCAAAGATAGCCTTTCTCTTGTTTTCTAAGTCTTCTATCTTTAAATCAAAAGTAGCAATAAGGTCTTCTGTTTTTGCCATCGATTTAGCATACTCAAAGTCTTCTATTTTATTAGTAAGCTTTAAAGCTTCAACTCGTTGGTCAACAGGAAGATTGGCAACTAATTTATAGTTGTCATTTGCTATACCAAAATTATACTTAACAATATCATCTATCTTTTCCTTTGCAATATTTCTTGCTTCAGTCGGGATAGATTCATCGTTTACAACATCCTGTAGTCTAGATACTTGTTTTTCTTGTTCTTTTGTTAACTTTTGCTTTGATACGGATGCGCCAATTGAACTGATTCCACCTCCCATAAATGCACCAACAAGTATGGAGTCATAGAAATCATCTAGCAATTTATCGTAGTCTTTTTTGTCTAGTTTTCCTGCGTCAATTGTATCAACAACAAAACCTGCCGCATTAGCAATACCCTCCTCTAGGGCTTCTTGTCCAGCCCCCTTAAGACCTTCCATAATTACGCCACCCCAGTTTCTGACGATAACTTCTTTTGCCTCCTTTTTACCTTGGCTTTTAATGATATTTTTTATGACATCAGTAGCCCCATCCATTGTAACGTCTACTATAGCTTCTCCAGTTTTACGAAGTGTTTTTAAGTCGGTATCAAAAATCATCTCGGTTAAACCTTCGACAACCCCTTTTACCCCTGACTGGAATATGTCTATACCTGATACATCTTTATCTTTTTCGTACTCCTCTTGAATAGCCTGAGTGCCTGCTAGCGTTGCAGAAGAAGCAAATTGAGCCATTTTAGATTGCCCAGCAGCAGCAGTTGCAATTATTTGCGGTAATTGTTTGACTCCTTCAATACCTATTTTAAGGAATCCTTGACCAACATCTTCTCTAATTAATTCATTGGCTGGGCGATATAGGTTCTCTTCTTTAAGACCCATTGCAATAGCGCTCTTTTCTATCTTAGGAGTCGTTTTTTCATTGTACTCCATAGCCTTTTGCGATAGCCATTCAGAAGGCGCTTCTAATACATCAACAAGGGGTTTGATTTCTTTTTGTCCTCTTATGTCATCCTCTCCTACAGCTCCTTTTATAGCACCTGTAAGAAGTTTTGTTAAGAACGTAGCTCCACCAGCAATAGTAGAGCCTGCCATCCTTCTTATAGAAAGGTCAAAAGTGTCAGATAATCCTCCCCAGAACCCATCCTCGTCCTTCTTCGTAGCCGTAGAAGCTTTCGCCAATGATGATTCCGTATCGACTTTTTTTTTAAATAAATTAATATCAGACTGCTCTAGCCCTGTAATATCAACTGGTACAACAGAATCTCCAAATTGAAGACCAAATCCGTTCCCTTTTTTGCTTTCAATTAATTTGTTAGCATCAAAAGATACTGGCGTAACCATATTAGTTTCTTCATCTAATATTCCGTATCCGTTTCCGCGAGAGCTTTTTATTAATCTATTCTTAGCCATATTTTAAGTTTTCTATTATATTACCATTGTTCTAGAGGCACTGAGCCTGCTGGAATGTTTTGAGCTGGTGATTTAGTGCTAGCTGCTGCCGCTGGGGTTGCTGGAATCGGCTGGCTATATAAGTCAATCGCACTAGGAAGATACTTTAATGCACTTGATATAATTGCCTTTTTACCTTTTTTATTGCCCATTACAGCATTTTGCAAGTTATTATAAGTTTGACTTTCTACAAAATTATCTGGCAATGGTATTTCTTTTGCAGTTGAGCCTTGGAATCCTGCTCTAATTTGCTCATCAATATCTTTTGATGCATTAGGAATATAATATTTTAAATATTTTTTACCATTAGGCTTAGTGAAAATTTCAGAAGCAACCACTTTCATTGTAGTATTATCTGGCTTCACTAAATCCGTAGGAACGCCTCCGCCTAAGTTATAGTTTATTGTTCCGTCAGGATTAAATTTGATGCCTAATTGCTTATAATCAGCTAATGTTCTTGGCTCTTGGTATAGTTTTAATTGTTGCTCGCTAAGAGCCGCTGTAGCATTTGCTGCTCTAGTAGAGGCTGCAACTTGCCCTAATTGTGCATTCAATACACGACCTTGGTTTTTAACTTTAAATTGAGCTTCTTCTACGACAAGTTTTTCTTTCTGAATCTCTTCTGCTGATTTAAGTTGCTGCGTTTGAGAAGTCATTGGAATCTTAGCTGTATAATATTCAACTAATTGCTTATCAGTCATATTCTCTGATGCAAATCCAGCTTGGCGGCGCATTGCAACAAGTACGTCTGGATTAGAAGCCTTTATTTGCATTAAAGCCTGGTCTGCATAATCTAGTGTTGAAGTAGTTCCATCAGCATTTTTTACAGTTACAGCATCTGGCGGGATAGGAGTTCCGTCTGGACTTAATTTCCATCCAGCTGGCAGCTCTCCTTGTATTCTAACCATAGCCCCTGTCTTAGGGTCTTTAACGTCTTGAGAAAATTTCTTATATGGATTAGCTGCTAAATATGCTTTCCCAAACATTTTAGTAGCATCTAAATTCTTAGTATATGTGTCCGCTAAAGCAGCTTGAAGGTCTCGTGGATTTTTAATTAAATTTTCATCTGACATCTTTTCTGATAAATCCTTGTAGAATCCTTCGAAACTAGTCAAGTTTTCTTTATTGGCTAAGCCCATTTGGAGTATTTTTTCGTACTCTTTTGCACCTAAGTCATATCCTGTCTTTAAGTCTTTAATATCAGAAACAGCTTGACGAATCTCACCCATCTTACTGTAATCAAGCTTTCCATTAGACAGGATAGCTGAGCTTGCGTGACCTAATAAGGCATTAGCTTTTGACGTAATGCTTTTTTGACCATAAATATTAAGGTCTTTTTTAAGCGCTTCTATATTTGCAAAAGCATTCTCAGCAAGAGCATAATCTCTTTGCTGTTGCTGAATTACTTGCGCAAAAATGTTTCCCATTGCAGAACCTGTCTGCTGAAAATCTTGCTTAATACTTTCCGCTGGGTTATAAACGAATCCTGCCATAATTAATTACTAGTTGAGAACCATTCTTTATTAATTGGGTTCCAAGAATATTGGGAGTCAAAAGATTGTTGCGCAGTCATTGTAGGGGTTCCTAATTTAAATCCTCCACCACTAATTGAAGGCAAAGTGCCACCTGTTAACGGGTTTCCGTACAATGCAGATACCTCTGGTCTTGACTTAATGGAGTTATCTATACCAGTATTATATAATGACTTTAGGTTTTTAAACTGCGTGGCTTGGTTACCCATTTGCATCATACCAGTACCAATTCCTGATGCAATACCTCCAATACCAGACCAAATTGCACTTTTTGCTTCTTGCAATGCAGCTGCTTTAGCTTGCTCTTGGTCAAACAAATCTTGCTCAAGTTGCATACCCCCTTCTAGTTTTTGTTGAGAAAGAGCTAAAACATTTTGCTGTCTGTTTGCTAGCGATTGAAACTCTAAGCCCCTTTCTCGTGCAGCTGCGGCAGCAGTCTGACCTAGGGAGGCAAATTGTTGTTGCTGAGCCATATTTTGCATAGCCATTTGTTCTTGAGCAGAACGTGAACTAATAGCATTCTGAGCTTGATTTTCTCCTTGCTGAGCCATTAAAGCGGCAGTCATAATATCTGTACCACTTCCTGCTCCTCTTGTTGCTGCAGCTAGTGCATTTGCAGATGTTTGGGCTGCTTGGTCTCTCGCAATTTGCTCTCCAGCTCCACGAGACATACCAGATGCCATTCGTTTAGCTAAATCAGCCTGTTGCTCAACTTTTGTATAACGAGATAAATCTCCTTGATATAATTTGGCTCCTTTAGCTTGATTAATCAAATCTCCATATCCGCTTTCAAATTTATTCCGCTGCAACATAGTAAATTGACGTTGCGCATCTAATTGTTTTTGCGCTTCATCTTTTTTACCAAATGCTCCAACAAGACCAATTAATCCACCTGCTGCGTTTGCAGCCATTCCCCAGGGAGTTAATTTAGTTAAATCCATTTTGTATTATTGTTATGAGTGTCCTGATACTGCTTGTATTTCTATATCTAAGGAATTCAACCTCATATTCTGAGTTTTATCCTTTAAAGATACAACAAAATTATTTAGATAGCCAATTATGTAGTTTCCTTCTATTAAGCCACCTGTTGATGAGCTATCTCTTAAGATATGCGCATACAATCTATTATCCTCTGCAATAAAGTTTGTTTCATTTATTGCACTTGTTTGACTATTCTCATTTGTAATAGTAATAGACAATAAAGAAGCTTTAACTCCGTTAGGTTGCGTGTAGTCCATAACGTTCATATCGTGCGTTACAGACACATTTAAAGGCATAATAGGTAATCTACTATTAAGCGTAAAAGTAATCGTAGAATCAACAGCTGGAGCCCCTAGGAATGCGTTATATCCTGACTGCAATGACTTATACACAATACCGTTCTTAAACAATACCATCTTATCTCCGTAGCTCTCAGCAAAATCTGTTTTAAATGTAAAAGTAGATTTCCACCTTTTTTCAGTGTCTGAGTACCCAATAGATGTTGTGTCGCTACCAATGGAAACAAAACACATATTATAGAATGGGTCAAAGGCAAACTTAGCATCTCCTGACTTAGTCAAAAAATGAGAGCGCATAGATATATCACTTACAAGCTCAATCCCTTGCTCGTTGTATTTAACAACCTTCTTGTTGTAATCATCCCACCACCAAACGTTTCCTTTGTAGTTAAACACTGACTGTTTTTCTTGTAATCCATAGTTGTATCCTAGATTACGAATAGTGCCTATTACATTAGATGAGATAGATAATATGCTCTGGTTGTTACTTTGAGTTAATTCTTGCTCGCCTAACAACACATATGCTGTCTCGTTTTTACACAACGCAAGTAACATATTACCAGTACCCTGTAAACGAGAAACTCTTTGCAATGACATAATTTCTCCATTCTCTACAGGTACGTCGTCGCTATCTAGCGCAAAGAATGAGCTTAGGTTGTTAATTTTAGTACCTGCTACATAATTACCTCCGTAGCGTATTGTATTCTTTCTTCCTGTAGGATTTAAATTCTTAGATACAAGTACCGCAGGCTTACCCGCTGAAGTATTCCAGAACGGATTAGCTGTTGCTGTAGAAGACGCTCGTGTTACTAATTTAGCCGTAGTCCCTGAAATAATTGCGTTAGCATTGTAAGTTGTAATAACCTTTGGTTTAATACGGTCTCCATTAAGGGAGAATACAATACCTGCAGTGGCAGAAGATTTCTTTGCAATAGTAACTGAACCTGAAGAGAAATCAGTTCCTCCAGCTACTAATCCAAGGGTTACGTCTAAATAAAACTTATCATTAGCGGTAATATCAGCGTTGGCAGATAGCAAAATATCTTTTGTTATCTCAATGTCGTATGTGCCATTTGATGTTGTTCCACTCCCTGTAAAATAGTAAGTATAGTCAGCACTTACCAAGAAGTTCTGTAACGAGCCATAGGCTACAGGAGCGCCGTATGTGTTTGTTGTATTGTTATACGGAACTTGATATATCTGACCGCTTAACGTCCAAGTCAAATAAGGAGTGTTAGTCGAGCCAAAAGGTCTGGTAATTGACATACTTGCAGTAAGCGTTGTAGTCAAAGATATCTTGTTTTCCGACTCTTGGTCTCCTGCATCATAAAATCCAGATAATGCAATATAATCACCTGAGCTAACTTCAATGTTCGAGCTATCTAATATCTTTGCTCCATCTCCATTTGTAGCAAACGAGGAGAACACCATTTTTGATGTTACTGGACTTGGAGTTAAATTAGATGACGTAGCAAACCTAGTTAAGTTTTGATATACAAATCCATTAGATGTAGTTACCACGTTATCAGTAATCTGCTCTGGCAATTCTTTTGTTGTATTGTATAAGAAAGGAGCAATAGAATAAACAGGTAAATCAATCTTGGAGAATACCATATCCCCAAGAAGTTTATTGGCATTCAATGTGCCTGCGCCAGAAACATCAATAGGAGTTGATGCTGTCCAAGAAGTGATGTCCATTAAATTACCGTATTCGTAGAATAATAATGATTCATCTTCTGGAACTTGCTTAGGCGTATAAATCTCAAAGAACAGGTTTTTTGCAACTGGTATTGTTGCGTTAGCCATAGTTCCTTTATCATACTTACAGTACAAGAAATTATCGCTTTGACTGTCTATTTTTAAGTCAAGTATTCCGTTAGGTGTATTAATAGAAATTCTATCGTCAGCTGAGAAATTATATATATATCCAGCTCTGAACATACCCATTAAATCAACAACTAGATACTTAACATTTTTTGCTTCTAACTCAGTTAACGACTGCGAGATAGTGGTAATCTCAGTAATAGCCTTTGTTGTATTATCAGTTGTAAACGACTTCAGCTCAAAAAAGATATTACTTGCAAATCCTTCGTAAATGTATGACTTAGAAATATTCTTAGTATATACTAGTTGTGCATACTTTGCCCAGCTAGGCTTTACCCACCCTGAGTTTAATCCAACTCTAATTGTAGGAAGTATAGGATAAGCAAATTTACCTGTCTTAAACTTAACATACTTTTCAACACCACGAGTCTTCATAGCTTCATCGTAGTAAGCTAATCCAATGCCATATGTAGAATCATTAGCAAACGGTTTATAATAAGCCGTAGAAGTAGATTCTTTGCTACTAATAGCTGCTTCTAAAAGATTACTAGAAGTTAAATATGTTCCATAAGTTCCTCCTGCTGTTTCTGGTCGATAGTCGCTTCCTGATACCTCAGAAATTGTAAAGTCTAAGTTAGCTGAAGATACGTCATAGTCGTCAACAATGTTTGCCAAGAAAACTCTGTTCTTAGCAATCTCAATATGTTTGGCACTTACAGGAACAGAATCAAATGGCTTAGCAGTAATTACTGTATCTAAACTCTCATAGATTTGACCTGTCCAGCTTAATCCTGTGTCAGTTCCAATCTTAGCAGTGTCAATTCGTCTCCAAATCCCCGCATTACCTATTCTAGTGTATAACTCAAAGTATTCCGCGTTAGCAGGAGCGCCTGTAAAAGAATAAGTAAAAGTGTAGCTAGACACCCCGTCAGCTCCTTTGTACATTTGAGAATAAGCACTTAGTGCTGAGTATTCTCCCGAACGATATTGGTATCTACCAGCAAACTGAAAGTCTCTAGTCTCCAAGAACTCTAATCCTGAATCAGGAGTTCCTTGGTTCTTTTCTACTGTGAATACGTTGTTAGGCGTGCGCTTAACTAGTTTCAAGTCTTCAATAGCAGGTGTTACAGCAGTAGACCAGCCATCTAAAGAAAACAATAATGGAGTTCCTGTACCGTGGTAGTTCCAGATAATATTACTATCTAGCACCTTTAAGTCAGGTGAAAAGTCTGTCGATACACTATGTGTGTAACTAAGGATAAGTGTCTTAGAATCTAGTGTTGTAGGAATTCTATAAATATATGCTGTTGAACCATTTTTGGTTAAAACATATATTTGATTGTCTGCAGCTTGATAAGTTTCTTTAACAGTATGAGTAGAGAAATCAATGCCAGCCGCAGATATTGACTCAAGCATCTTAATAGCTCCAGCCCCACCTGTTTTACCTGAATCAAAGATTATATTAGTTGCATCTGAATAATCGCCTTCAGGCAATAAATTCAAGTCTACATCTTTATTTAATCCGCCTGTAGCTTTTAAAGATACTTTAGCCATTATGTTAATTAGTTTTTAAGTGCGCCGTGGATACCGTTTCTAATGAGTGCAATCATTTCTGCATAATCCATTGCATTCATTCTAGCTCTAAAAATTCTACGAGCATTAAGGTAATCTTGTTGCGCTAATTGATACTCTCCTAATCTTGCTTTCTCAGCCTTTGCCGCCATCATTACAATGTACTTACTTATCACGTCAGTAGCGTATGGCGTTACTACGTTAGCTGTAGAACGAGAAACTGCTGAGGTAATATAAGTTAATGTAACCTCGACTAAGTCCATTGTGTTGCTGAACACTAGTTCCGAATTAACAGTGTCAATATCGTAGGTCATTAAAGGGTTTCTTTGACGACCGTAGAAGCGACCAATCAACTCACCTCTGGAGTTCATAGTTGCACCACCGCTAATTAAGTTATAATTAAATTCAGCATCGTAATTAACTGATTGCTCTGCAGGATAAGGAATCTTATTACCCTCTGTGTCACGATTATATAATTTATTTAAGTTATGTACTCGCTCTAGGGGTAAAAGTTTCTCACCGTGCTTTCCAGATACATCCACAACGTCAACAAAATCAGCAGGCAAAATGGCACGACGATAATCAGTAACACTAAGAACAACAGTCTTAACGTTGCCCATATCAAAGTCCATAGAGAGTTCATCTAAGCAACGTAGTCCGTGGTGTAGGTATCTTGTATAATAATGCAAAGGTAAGCCGCTATCTAATAGCACGTCTCTTACAATAACATCTAGGCTCTTAGTCTTCATTATTGTTGTTGTTTACTAGCAAGTTCAGCTTGTGATACTCGCCCGTTACTGATTATCTGCAATACATCATCAATAATAGCAGATTCTACTTCTGGAGAAATTGGCAATACCTCTGTATCTGTTATAACACCAAAGTCGGATACTAATAAGTTAACTATAACAGATGTAACCGTTCCATTAGCTGTCAAGGTAATATTCTTAGTAAAATAAACTTTTTTACCTTGTAGGTAGTATCCAATCTTACCTTCCAAATAACTTAAGTTAGCTCCTTGAAAAACAAGAACATCTTGAGCAGGGATAGGAATATAAGGGGTCATAGCTCCATTTGCTGCAGCAATAGACCAAATTCCCATATCCATAGGTAATGTTAATGGAATAGCAGGCAATGTAATATAAGAACGGTTGTTATTAGTTTCTGCTGTTACAGTACAAGTGTACTCAATTAGATTGCACTTAGGTACATCAACCATTCCAGCCTTAAATGAGTCAGCTACCTGCAACTTAAGTACCTTATTGATACTTTGGTTTATAAGCAACTTCACCTCTCTTAAGTCAATTACATCAGATGGGTTGTCTTTATCCAAAAAGCGAGCGTATAACCTCTGTATCTGCTCGGCTAATATGTTTTTAGTTGTCATAATTATCTTTCGTCAGAACGTTGGTTAGCGTCTTTCATTGCCTCAGCAGATGCAATATCCCCATCTTTTAATGAGATTCCTAGGTACATTAATGCTCTAGTCATAATATCTGTGAAATATCTATCATCGATATCGATATCAACGTGACCAGAATCTACATAAGTAATATTGCCATTACTAGTAGTATAAGTATAAACTGCCTTAGCAGGTTTTCTCATATAGACTAAAGTATAGTCATAATTACCACTTACAGGAACTGGAGAGAATTGAATCTTAGGTACATTGACAGATGACTCCTCTACTACAAATATTGTTGCTGCAGGATAATCTAAGCTAGGAGCTAAAATAGAGCTATTTTGAATCTCTAAGAATTCATCCCAGTTATAAATAGTGCCCTCTTTTGTACTTCCTCCTGTAGTTAAATAAACGGTTAAAGCTTCAACGTAATCAGATGTAGATAAGCTTTGGGTTCCTGTTGCAGCGCTAACAGTAAACGTCTTCTTCTTAACAAACAAGTGGTCATAGTCAAACTTACCTGTCTGCTTATACTTATAGATAACAGCACTCATCCAGTCAGATACGCCACGATTAATCGCGATATCAATATCTCCTGGACTAACAAAGCCGCCTTTATTCTTCTTTATGATGGAACGAATGAAGTCGTGCGCATCCTTGATTAAAATTGCCATTATACGATAATGTTATATTTATCCAAAGTTATGAAATTTTATCTATAAAAGACAATGCCCTGGCTCACAGAACCAAGGCATTAGTAAAAAGACCTATATGAAAAAATTTGCTACTTTCTTAATCTTGAAACAATCTCCCCTAATGCATCTAATACATTAGTCTCTAACTCTAACTTTGACTCTACTGGAATCTCTGAAATGCCATCTAGTATGTCTAAAAGAGATTTTATCTTAGAATCTTGAATGCCCAGAAATTTAATGTGTTCCATCTCTGTGTCGCTGATTGCGTCCGATGGTATCATAAACTGAATCATATCTTATTGTTTGGTTGGGTAAATATACCTATAAATTTATCTTTGTCCCAATCATACCCAAATAACTTTGCGGAATAATTGGATTAGTGTTGAATCCAGTCTTTAAAGCGAAGTTGAACTTAAAGCGCTTAGTTAGAGCAATATCAAATGATGCGCCTGTAAGTATGCCAATATCATCCGACGTTACAAACTTCTGCTGGGCAGTTAAATACCCCGTAGAGCTTCCTGATAGATAAACATCTGGCGACACCGTAACCCTCTTACTAACCTTAACAGGAATAGTATAGAACAACATTATGTTATTGCTGATGTTGAGACCCGCATCTGCGCCAGCAACACTAAGCGTATAGTTGGCTCCTGAGACACCGTATTTACCCAAAGGTTGAATATGTGCAGCAGTAACAAATCCAAGCGTTGTACCGCCTAAATAAACGCCTGTGATACCAAAGTTGGAGATAGACTGCATCTTACCTGACTCAAAGTTTATTAAGGTGTATCTGCCTGATAGAGCAAACTGGTCGAACGTAGACCATATCATAGAAGATATGCCCCAAGAGGAGTTGCCCATTAGTGAGCTTTGACTCATCCCTACGCTTGCGATAATAGAAACAACATCACTTGATGGAGCGACTGTAAAGTCCGAGCTATATATAATCGGATTCGCCACAGCGTTCGATTTCTTGGTTTCGCTTTTCTTTTCTGATTTAGATTCTTTCTTGCTTTCATTTTTCGACTCTGATTTAGATTCAGACTTCTCTTCGCTTTTAGGCTCGCTCTTAGACTCTGACTTCGTTTCTGATTTAGCTTCCGTTTTAGGAGAGCTACTCTCGCCTTGAGATGAACTACTTGAACTGCTTGATGAAGGTGTGCTACTAGGAGCTGGTGTTGATGCTGCTGCACTACTTGCTGCTGAAGATGCTGCTCCTGATGCTGCTGAGGAGGCAGCTGATGTTGCCGCAGATGTAGCTGCCGAAGTTGCAGCTGCTGTAGCAGTTGCTGTTGCCGCACTTGTTGCTGCCGCTACGGCTTGTGATACGGCGTTAGATACAGTTTGTTGTACGGCAACGGTAGCTTGCGGGCAAGGGAAGTTGACTGTTAAGTCGTTAATCCAGGCTTGTAATGCACCTGAAGTAATATCGTTTGCCGTTACTACTCTGTATTGTCCTCTATAAACTATTGTGGTTTTTCCATTGGCAAGTGGTACTGTGACAACAGTTACTTTGCCAGAACAAGGGTCTACGAATGTCTGCGTTAATACCTGACCTTTAACTCCAAAGAATGTCAGAATAAGGATTAAGAGCCATAACCATTTCACTTGAATATCTTCTTCTTAATCATTCGAACGATAATCTTAGCCGCAGCATTCTCTAATGCTTTCTTAGTTGTCGTACCGATAGTAGACTGATTGAACTTAACCTCTGCAAAGTTTCCGTCATTCATTAAGGTAGCTTCGCGTGTTGTTTTAGCTTCTCCTAACCCTGAGCCTGTAAAGAACTCTCCAGTCTCCGCATTGACGAATTTTACCTGTAAACCTAGTCGTGTGACTACAGTTTGTTTTGTGTCGCCTTTAATAGAAATAGACTCGTCTTCGCTAATTGAGAAGTCGTAGCATTCAATGTAAACAAAGTACTGAGCAAGCTTAATCTTGCCTCTGCCATCTAGTTTGTTTTCTGAGATACCAGCCTGTGAGGCTTGGAACTGCTTTACCATTCTGTTCTTAATTTCCGCTTTATCCTCAGTAAACGTAAAACGGTTAGTTTCCTCTAGGAACTCAATAACAATGTTGGTAACTCCAAGCCCCACACGCTTGTCTTTAAGCTCAGGATACGCCGCATAGACGTCTTCATTAATGCCTAAAGATAATAGCTGAATAGGAATCTTTGGACCTTCATAGTCCATCAATGAATCGATATTAATCTTCTTTTCAAATGAGGCTGTGTAAGCTTCTGTCTTAACAGAGGCTACTTGTGCTGTTGCTCCTAGTGAGCATAGTAATAGGAGTAATATCTTCTTCATAGTTTATATTAGTAATGCAAACCCTATTATCAAAACTTGCACAGTTTACAAGTTTTACGGTTTGGGTTTTTACCAACTTCCGAATTTGGCAACATTTTGTTACAGATTTTGGCAAATAAGTAACACTAATTCGGAATTATGCACAATAAAACGCCTCAAATGTGCACTATTGTATGCCTAATGATGCGCTAGCTATTTTTTAAAATAGGAACCAATTTGTACCCTAATACATCTAATGCATTTTCTAGTGTCTTAAATGTAGGATTAGATTTACCAGTTTCAATTTGCTTAATTGTCCTTAAGCCAACACCTGAAAGACTGGCAAGAAGTTCTTGTGTGACGCCTCTTTTCTTTCTAATTGTTTTAATAAATTTATAAATATTAGATAGATTCTCAATGTCCTCTTTTACCGCATTAATTTTATGCATTAAAATTTGCTCCTCTGCTTTTAGTTCTTCTCTAAGTTTTTCAATATTTATACCCTTGTATTCTATAATATTCATTAATGGATATACTGAATTGTGGTAATAGCTTATCCAATACTTTTCTCTTTCAAGTAACTGAACTGAATCACATTCCTCTATAATATCAATCAATGGACATAATCCTTTATCTCTAAGTTCTTCTACCCATAACCTAATAGAATGATTATGCGATAATGTTAAATGCGATTTAGGTCTAGATAATCCATTAGAGCTCTTGCCAATGTACTTATAAAATCCAGTCTCTGGGCATCTGAGACCATATATTAAAAAGTCTGCCATTATTTGCTTTATTATATAGTGCAATATATAGCACTTATGTCAGATTATCAAATTAATAGGTCTCTATTTTTCAGCAAAGTTGGCTTTTTGCATCATTGAGTGCAATATATCACACTAATGTTGGGATATTACCACTTTGGTGCCTCCTCTAACTCTTCTTTTTCTGTCTTCTTCTTAGGTGCCGCTGGTTTTTCTACAACCCGCTCAACAACTCTTGTGCCGCCAGCTGATGCTGCTTGCTTTTGTTGCTGTGTGTTATTAGTTGTAATGTTAATAACTGGAGCTGGAGCCGATACAGCAGCCGCTGGTTGAGCAGCTTCCTCTTCGCCTGTTAATTGTTTTGTTACAAATCCACCTACACCTAGCGCGATAGTACTTGCTAATCCGATAAGGATGCTCTTTAATGAGCCTCCGCCTTCTTGTTCTTCTGCCATTTTAATTAATGATTAAAGGTTTTTTAATTGTTACTCCCGAAACATCTGTTAATGTAAGGTCATATAACCCACGAGAGATTGTATCCAACTGGATACACTTTATTGTGGCTACAGATGTTGCTGTAAAACCAACTGTCTTAAATGGTTCGGTTTTTCCAAACTTGTATATCTGAACAGAGTACTTAGCGCCAACTACTGTGTTTGCTACAATAGTCGCCTGCTTGCCATCTACTACCAAGCTAGTAATATCTGTTGCGCTAGGAGCCACCCCTAGGCTAGTTTCTTTCTCTAATGTTTCAATGTCCTGACAAGCTGCCAAGCTCACTATCAACAAAAATGCAAGTATCCTTTTCATTCTAAAAGTTATTTATACCCGTTAGTTTTATGGTCTCTAGGTTTAAGTTAATGCCTAGTTGGTAACCTGTCTTAGACGCTGCATCCATATTAGGAGATACGCGAATCACTGTATTAATGTCGGCACCATTACCTATTGTCTCAAACTTCAGCTTAAACGGAGTTAATTCTCCTGTCACTGGGTTCTTTAGCTCTTTGTCTAAAGCACCAAATCTTACGCGTCCAGCCTTATTATCAACAAAGGTATGCCAAGTATTAGGTAGCTCATTAAACAGCTCTACAAATTTAACTTTTGTTGGGTCATAAACGAACTCAAATTGTAGTGCCGCAACATTGCTTGCTCCAGTATTTACTTTAACAGGTATCTCAAAGCTGTTAGTTGTCACAGTTTTTCCAAGAATTGTGACATCAATAGCTGGAATAAATTGAGGCGTGTTGATTAATAGATTGGCTGTCTGAGTCTTAGCCATTGACTTCGCAACACTAGGCACAGCATTAGTTGCGATAGAATTATTTATTACAACCTGAGAGCTATGGCTCCTGTTAATGTCTCCTGGAATAACGAATTTGAGCTTTAGCGGTAGGTTCTTACCAATCTCTGCTGTCTTAAATCTAACATAGTTCTTGTCTACATCTTTCCAGTTAGCTACTGTCATTTTGTTGAATGTAGAGTCTGTGAACGTAGGCACACTCATATACATATCTGTGCCAGCAGCATAGTTAGCAGGAAGTGTAACTAAGTTCTCTACGCCTGTTACCTGCGCATACAAACGCACTAAGTCTCCTCCATCCAACTTCTTATTGTAGTTCACGTCTGCTGCATAATACCCCGCTCCTGTAATGATGTTTTGATTTCTAAATGTACCATCTAGGTTCTGCGTAACAAACTCTGCTTGAGCAGTTGTGTAGTCGGATACAGTTACCGCTGCAGTAGATAAATCCTTTACAGAGTCCATATTAAACAAGGTTCTAACGTGGTAAACGGTGTTAGGCTTGAATCGTGTTTGGTCAACAGGAATCGTTCCATCAGATAATGCGTCCACTAAGTAAGTTGTGTTAGCAGCACTGTCTGTAAAGGCAATACGATGAAGCGATAAAGCGTCCACATTTGCGTTGTAATCAATCGTTGGATTAACGTACTTAGTAGCAGTAGGGTCTAGCATAATAACGCTTGTAAGAGGCGTTGTCATCAACGTAGAACCTGCAGTACCATTCTGATTAAACGCTGCCGCAAAGTTCATTGCAATAGGATTCCAAGCGTATCCAGGAGCGTCTGTCTTTAACTTGAACTTTAATACTAATAATCTATCCTTACCTAATCCTCCAGATGCAATAGACCAGTTAAGATATACGCGTAAGATTGACTTAGGTCCACCTTGCGTATAGGTGTACTGACAGTTATTGTAGTTAGTGTTACCGTTATCAGTAGTGTTTAGCGACGTCTTGTTGTAGCTATATCCTGGGTAGTCTTGATAGCTCATTGAGATTTGTGAGCCATAAGGTATAATACCTCCGTTCCCGCCTGTGCCTGTGTGGTTAACAGTCATTAATTGAAATGCGGTGTTCTGGTATTCAAAGTCAAAGTATAATGAACGGGTAGATGTGTTACCATTGCCATCCGCCATAACGGTTACAAGGAACTCGTCTCCCTTGTTAATTACATTCCCGTTAATGTTGGTATTAGTGTTTGCGTTTTGCAAACTTAGTTTGACTGTCTGAGCGTAAGAATGTCCAGTTAATAGAGCAAAAAACTGGACAATTAGGAGGAGTTTTTTCATTATAAGAGCTTAGTGATTAAGGTGTTACAAGACTTTTTTAGAGCGGCACTTAGGGAGGCTTGATTAAATTTACCACCTTCGTCTATTAGTAGCATAGCCATAGAAACTTCTTCAGCTTGCTCTTCAACAATAACGGTTTTCTTAACCTTGCCATCTTGTATTAATTTGCCTCTCATTCTAATAACTACAGCTTCCTTGTTGTTGTGGAATACTGATAGGTTAGACTGAGTTTTCAATACGTCTAAATAAAGAATCTCTACCTTAATCTGAGTTGGTGCATCATCGGAGATATCGTGTCCTGCTTCTTGCAAAAACTCCTCTAGCATATTCTTCACACCAAACTCTAAGTTTCTATTGCCAGCAAGAGCGCCAATCTGTACATTATTCTGTACAGATGCTACAGTTATTTCTTGTGGTTTCATAAACCAAAACAACAATATGCTTAGCAATAGTCTCATAATTACCCTTGCCCTCTGCTCTTCTTAGAAGGGCTTTCTTTAGGACCTTTTGTCTTCTTGTGCTTGCCGTTACGACGTACACCAAATACAACCTTTTTATTCTCCGATGATGGTTTTTGCTTTGCCATTAACTATGTTGTTTTCTTTTGTGGACTTTAATATTATTAATGCCTATCATTCGTCCACATATGTCGCATTCTACTTTTTCTCTTGCCCAAAAAAGCTTTGCATAGGCTTCTTTAGTGTGTTTTTTACCTAACATCGTGCCTGGCATACCTTTATTCCTCGCCACCTTGCCTTTCATCCCAGATGGTTTGCCTTTTAATTTTTCTGATATTAATCTAACCGTTTCATTTGTCTCCTTGGTCTCTCCTTTGCACCAAGGTACAATCTTCATATTTTTGCGAGACTCAGATAATTTAGGATTAGGCACCCCTAGTGGATATCCTGTTCCTTTGTTTGTCCTGTTATAAAACAATGCGTTATTGGCTACATCAAATTGTTCGCACCAATAAGTTTCAATTTCTCTCATATACTGAAGTTCTCCTGCCCACAGTATTTGCTTAGCAAAATTATTAGAGCCATATTTAGAAATAGCTTTAGCTAAAACTACCTTTGAACCTAAATACTTGTCATCTATGTTGCCACTATGAGAGCCAATGTATTTTCTTCCATTGACTAAATTAGTAACGCAATAAACATAATGGTCTTTTATTTGATTCATTATGCAACCAATAAATGGTAAAACTCCTTAAAATGTTTAATTCTATCTAAAATTCCGATTTGCCCGCCATTGATTCGTTTAGTCAACTTTTTGACTACTTCATCAGATGCTCCTTGGTCGCAAATACTCCATAGGCTATTTTTCTTAAAAAAGAATGCAGCTGAAGCAAGGGCGTATTTAGTGGCGACTAAATCGGGGTTACTCATAATCTCAGGCATTTGCATAAAGTTAGCAAAGTCTTGGTAGTTTGATTTACCCGTAGTTTGCAATGCTCCACGCCCTCTGTACTTCCATCCTTCTCCAGAAGCCTCGTTTCCGTTACCCATACGAGAAGCATATACCTTGTTTGCAATCTTCTCAGGTTTGCGCTCGTATTGCAGCGCAATAGTAACAGATGGAAAATACTTCCTAAATATACCGCATAGCCCTTTTGCACTGTAATTTAAGTTCTCAGAGAATGCCCTAAATCCTCCAGACTCGTGAGACGCTTGTGCAAGAAAATGCGCCAATCTTAATGGCGTAGTAATTCCAAATCTAGCCGCTGTATCAGGAATCTGGTCAATAATAGATTGCGGTATATGACCTTTTAGCTTCTCAAGATTAAGTACAGGCGCTACAACTGGCGCAGGAGAGACGATAACATTTGGCGCAGGTATTTCCATAGCTGGAGCAAACATCTTCGCCCACGTCGCATCTCCTACAATGCCATCAGGTGTTAAACCGTGTGCTGACTGCCAACCTTTTACTGCAGCCTCTGTCTTAGGACCAAACTTGCCAATAGGGTCTACGCCAAGCTTAACTTGTAGCTTAGTAACGTCTTCTCCAAATGAACCTAGTCTTAATAGCATATTATTTCTTTTTCTTTGCGTAGTACTTTTTCTTTGGCTTAGTACCTACAATCTTTTCTGCAATCTCAATAGCTGCCTTCTCAAATTCTTCGTTGTCTACAGCTGCTTCTTTAATTTCTTCTACAATCTTGTCGATTGCTTTCTTCTTCACAGGGAAAAAGAACAATTTAATCTTTTGTAATAAGTTCATCTTATTTTAGTTTATAATAATAACCAACACCGTACATAACTTTACCATCTAAATCGACAGACGCTTTAATGTTATACAGCTGGTCTTTCTTTGTTTTCAATATTAATCCCGCTTCAGCACCCCTTATTCCAAGAGCATTGTTAACGTTGACACCTGCTCCAACAAATAGGTTGCGGGTAGGTGGTGCGTACTTAGTGATAGTTTTAGTTTCCTTAACAACTGGTATGTCAAAATTATCACGCGTACGTCTGTATTTTATTTTGTTTTCGTTAATGGTATCTAATACCGCAATGTATCCGTAAGTGCCAACCCTAATTGTATCTGAGTAAACCAGCTTATTCATATACAACTGAAGTAACGCCATATATTGACGCTTCAGGTTCTCGTAGTTCGTATCTGGCAACATCTCAGGTTTAGACATCACGTTGACGATTACTTCTTTGTAAGCAATCTTCGTCTTCTCGATAATAGAGTCGTGTTTAATCCAAGATGTATCGTGTACAATCAACGTGTCGTTAGGGCGAGCTTCTCCTGCTTCCATATGCTTTGTGTAAGCATAGAAGATAGCAATCATACAACACACGAAGAGGGCTATATTAACCTTCATCTTCTGGAAGCGGGTCTAATCCGCCAGGTAAGTTCTTTTCGCGCTCAGCATCAGTTTTGCGGTTTTGTACTTTCTCATAAGACGAGATACCAAAACAACCTGCTGTTAACGCAGCGAATACTTCTAAGATGATTGGTTCGATAACGAATACTTTACCTTCAAGACCTGTTATTACATCTACAATGCCGTAGATGAAAAGAATCGCAAACGAAAGAAAGCCTAAGACAGACTTTTCATTAATGTCGTTGTCATCGCGAAAAAGAGAACTGATAAATGACATAATATTAGTGGTTAGTATATAAATGCTTGCTGTGTTACAAGTAGTATTTTTTCTCGTCTTCGTCTGGTCTTATTGCCACTACTTGACGCATATCTACCTGAAGCGGTAGTTTAGAAGGGGGATTAGGTACGCTGTACCCTGTTTTGTAGATTTGTCTTTCTAGGTTATCTATCCTTGTTTTATCTACATTTGATTGAACGATTAACTGCTTAATGTCCGCTTTCATCTCATTGACATCGTGCCAAATCATCAGCGACATAATGCTTATAGCTGTCGGGAATAAGTAAGCCTTTAGTTGCTCAATAGTGTTATCCATTTTCTTCTAAAATATCTATGACAAAGATAATTGTCTTTTGCGCTACGGCAAAACCTTTTTATAGGTAAAGCGCTCTCCATCAGGATTCTTAATAATCCGATAAGATAAAAGGGCGACTGCTACTATGCAAATCGCCCCATATATAATCCCTAATGCTACCAAGTTCATTATTCTTTGATTAAACGGAATACTAAGTCGTAACGTTCGTCAGTCTTAATGTCCTTCAAATCCTTGATAGATAATGGTGTGTAGTCGAATTCTTTCTCGTCTACCATTAACGCATCGTACTGAGATTTAAACTCAGTATAGTTGGGATTTTCTATCTTCTTCTCTTCGTCGCTATACATAGGAATAGAGAATGACCCGTTCTCGCCTTCTTCGCCAAATTTCTTAATTAATTCTCCGCGAAGCTCATCGATAATTTTCTTTTCTGCAGCTAGTGCATCAGATAATTTCTTAAGACGATACTTGGTTACTAAGTCAAGCTTCTCGCCCAATAATCCTTTGGCGATAACTTCTCCATTTTCTTGGTTGACTAAGCCGTTTAATTCAGCCTCTAGTCCAACCATCTCCATTACACTTAATTTAATCTTCTCCATTTTTAATTCTATGTTTGGTTATTTTTGACAAATATAAGAAATAATTAGCAGTCTACTACGTTGTCTGCCCCGAACAAGTCTACTAGCTTAGCCTTCAAGTGAGAGTATCCAAATGCAAAGATATCTACTCCTTCGGCTGAAGATAAATCAGGTACGGACTTAGTAATGGTTTCTACGCGGTCAGGTAATGCGTTACCCTCAGCGTCTACTCCTGGTGTTGGGTAGCTAACTGTTTCTGTGACCTGCTTAGTTAATTGAACATAAATGCTGTCTCCAATTTGTTGGTTTCTAGCTTGTCCTCCCATCATACCTGGCATAGAATTACCTGGAGTAGGAACATCTTCTTCTGATTGATAGATTTCAACTTGGAAGTTTGCTGAGCCAAATTTACTCAAGTGGTAGTTTGCAATGCGTACATAAGCTTCAGATGTGATGCCTTTGTCTGTCCCGATTTGGGTTGTGATTTTTAAAGCCATTATTATTTATTGTTTAAAGTTTAAAATTAATAAAATTAACAAGTTGAACCTTGTGTTTTTGTCCCATTACCACTTGTTATTACAACAGTGCCTGATTGAGCACAAACGCTTCCCACAACACCTCCTGAACCAGAATAGTTGTAAAAAGAAAAGCTTGTATTTGGGGTACCTGTTTTTGTTGTATAAGTTCCCTGTACTGTAGTGTATCCATTATATGCCACTATACTATATGTGTATGATACTGGAGCGGCACTATATCCATAGAATTCACTAAAAGAATCTGGCTGCGACTTACCTGCCGCAGCACTTAAAGTTCTTATTGAGTTAGAGGTATTATTTAGCTCCGTCTTAATTTGAGACAAACTTATTGCTCCACTACTTTGTAATGTCATTGATAATAGATTTAAGTTCTTCTATTTGCTTTTGTTGTTCTTTTACAGCCTCAATTAACACTGCAGTTAAGCCTTGATATCTTACAGACATCCATCCATCTTCTCCCTCTCTGGCAAGCTCAGGGAATACCTCTGCCACCTCTTGTGCAACAACTCCAATATCTTCTACAAATGTGGTGATTTTTACATCTCTTTCTTTCCAGTCAAAACGATATCCATTTAATTTTAAGATACCTTCTAGTGCATTAGGCACTTTACCTTTTATTATTTTAAGTCTTGCATCAGATTGGGCTCCGTAAGCTGTAATGTCTCCTGTGCACCAAATGTTACCAGCAGTATCAATTACAAAACGTCCACCTAAACTCCAGCTATGACCAACACCATAATGAGGATTAGCCTCATTGTCATACCACCCAATAGAAAAATATCCTGGGTCAACATTTGCAATACCCATGCCCCATCTTCTATATCCGCCTCCAGTCTTAACACCAGTCATTGATATAACAGGACCGTGAGTAGGGTTACCGCTATTAGCAGTTGCATTTACATCAATATGAGGATAATATGGTGCATTTATTACAAGACCGTGTCTGAGGGTGTCATTATAGGTTCTAGAGTTATCAACGGCTCCTAATGTCAAAGTAGCTCCACTTGTAGCTGTATTAATAGACCAACTTCCATAAAGCTCGCCACCTGTATTGCTACCTCCGTAATTTGTTCTAATAGCCCAATCGCCTGAGTTATTTAACAAACCAAATCCGCTTGAGTTATAGAAAAGATACCCTTTTATTGTTGATTGATGGTCTGTTCTTATAATTAACCCGCCATCACTCCCTCCGTTAGTTGTTATATTCCAAAATGTACCACTAGCATAAAAATGTTGATTAACAGCTTGATTATATAATCCTTGGAGGTTGCTGTTATTTCTAAACCATCCACTATTATAAATATTGTTAGCATCATATATAGTGTTGTTATTCAAATACATAGTACCATATAGCCAGTTTGTGCCTGTGCTATATATGCCAGATGGATGATAAGATGCGGAACCTGTCCCCGCTACATTTCCATTACCTCTATATGAATAAGAATATGCTTCATTAAAATTAATGTTTGGAGCAATAGCTGCCCCAACATTTCCAAAGGCAGAGACAATAGTTATATCCCAGTTATCATCCCAGTTTTCGCAACTGCCATTAGAATAGCCGCCCATAAAATCCATTACAGAAACCACAGGGTGTACCCAGCCAGTCGAAGTCTCTCCAATCCATACACAGTCATACCCTCCCTCATTGCCGAATCTAACAGTTCTTCCAACAGAGCTAGTACCTCCTAAATATGTAGCTGAATAATTCCACGCACCAGCACTATAAGAATAATTGCCCAATAGGTATTCAGAAGTATCATAAGCATTATAATTATATATTCTAACTTTCATAGACCACATTGTGTCATTTGCACGTTGTGGTAATCTAATTTTTATAGCACCTGTGATGTTTGCGTACGCACTTAATGAGAATGTGGCTCCTTTAGGGGCAAATACTCTACCAACAAGAGCTCCAGAACCATATCCATTTGTTCCAAATGAACCATTTGCGAAAATATTACCTCCAAGTCTTAATGCTGTACCTGTTGCATTTGGGTCTAAATAATATCCAGTATCATTTGAGTCATAAAATATAGGTGCTCTAAAACTTCCAGACGCTTCTACATTGCCAGAAAATATTCTAAGTTGCCAAGCATCTCCTCCTTTTCTAAATTCAAGCCTATCATCAAATCCTAAAATAGAGCCGCCTGATGGAGTTCCTGATGTTCCTGACGCATTAAAAGCAATAACAGATACTCCATTAGGAGCAGCAAATAATCGGATATTTTCGTTGTATGAGTTATTGTCTACTCCATTATTAATCCATACTGAACCATTACTTATTTTTCCCGAAAAACTAGCATTACCTACACTTGATAATAACATTGATTGAGTTCTTGTACCACCAGTAGTTGTATTATAAAAATACAAATCGCCACTGGTAGAGAACCTCATATATGCTTGACCGAAAGAAGTATTGAATCTTCCAAAGCCAGCAGGAGAGCCATTGTCATTTGATACATTATATCCAAAGCCCGCCCAGTCCCAAGTAACTCCAGGCTCAGAGCACCATTGTCTCAAAACTACTCTTCCTGTTCCAGCTCCATTAGCGGAAGCTGGTAATTCATTTTGAATAAAAGATGAACCGTGTGTACCTGTATTAGTAAATCCTCCACTTGCATTATTTGCATAAGTTGCAGTTCCTGAAATATTTATTCCCCAAGTGCCACTAGCACCTCCTCCAGTTAATGTAGGCGAATATGAGTTATAATTTCCTGCGTGTAAAACTAAATGACTACTATCTGTCGCATAAAAGTTTCCATCAGCATAAACATCAACCACCCCTCCTGTTGAACTAAATCCAAATCGAGAGTTCCCTCCAGTGAATTGATATCCAGGATAAGAGCCTCCTCCAGCCCATAAACCATCTAAAAATGCTTTAGCTGAGTCTCCACTAAATAATAATGAACGAGAAGAACCTGTAACATTAATCCCCCAAGTACCACTTGCTCCTCCTCCTGTTAATGTTGGAGAATAAGAGTTATAGTTACCTGCGTGAAGAATATTATTGTTATTTATAAAAGCATTTGTTCCATCAGCTGATATTCTAGTAGATAATGTACCATCAGCTTTTCTTAACAACAACTCTCCAACATTAGTTGAAAACCAAATACCAGAACCATTGCTATATCCAGATGTAGTAGCTAAGAATCCCCAAGCACTAGCTGCCACAGTAGTTGATATAGCTCCTATTGCGGCAATTGTACTATTAGAAGAAATAGGTACACCTACATTAATTTGAGATGTTCTTCTCCATCCTAAATAAATAGTGCCTGTACCACCAAGAGCACCTGCATTAATTTCGTTAGAGTACAATGATATACCACCAGATGCATTTACTTCAAAACCTCTATCTCCAGCCGAAACAACTAAAGCACCAGTCATCGTCCCACCAGCTAACGGCAACTTAGTATTATCCGTTGCTGCAACACCTGCTACCGTTATAACATTCCCAGAAGAATCAAATGCTAGATATCCTGCGGCGGTGCCAGAGTAAGATGTTGCGGAGGTGTATGTGTTTAATTGCAGCTGACCTCCTGGAGCTAAAAGTAATCTTGTATTAAAGCTAGAATCAAATACTCTAAACCCAGCAGCAGCCCCACCAATATACATACCTCCATCAGACGCTCTGAATAAACCTATTTGAGCACTCGCTGAATTACCAGTAAATCTAGCGTAGTTATTGGCATCATTAGACGTAAATAAAACATTTCCAGTTGCAGCAAAATTAAAGGTTCCATTTGCAGTTAGACTACCCGCAAACGTAGCTGCCGCATTGGATTCAATTACCAATGCATTAGTCCAAGATATTGGATTAGCACCATTAGCTGCTATTCTGAACTCATATCTTCCATTACCATTATGCAAAGCAAGAGCCATTGGAACTCCGCCTGTATTATCGCGTGTCCAAGAAGTTCCATCCCACTTAGCATTCTGAGTTAAGAATGTACCATTTGAATCTTGACCTAGTCTTCCGTATGCTCCAGATGGCGAATCTTTAGTAAATGTAATCTGAGTACCAATTTCGCCTCCATATGTAGATAATTTTCCTGCTGGCGAAGTAGTCCCTATGCCGACGTTGCCATCTCCTCTAACATTAAAATATGTTGAAGAGTTAGCGGCATTATTAACTCTAAAAGCAATATCATTTGAATTAGTTCCTGCTACTACAACAACACCATAAGAACTACTAGCAGAAGAATTTCCCGTAAAACTTCCAGCCCATTGACTATTTGTGCCTAAAACCTCTAATGTACTAGAAGAAACCGTAGTATTTAAAGCTAATTTCGTCGCCGTAACACTAGAGCTAAACGTGGTGGCTCCTCCATTTGCAATAGTTAAATTTGCAGTGCTATTAGTTCCTAGAATTAATGAGTTTGTACTTAATGTTCTAATAAATAAACCATTTGCTGGGGAGTTACCACTTGAAAGTAAACTAATAGCTCCCAAATCTCCAGTATTATTAGTCATTAAGAATCCAGCAGCAGCACCTGAGCCAGCATTCTGATTTTTAGCAATTATCCAAGTAGAAGCATTTTGATTATTATCAACCGTTAAACCACTAAACGTAGCACTCGTACCGCTTAAAGCTCCTGTTAGCGTTCCACCAGTTAATGGAAGGTAATTTGCACCATTAGCTGGCGTATAACCAAGTACCGCTGCAATAGTCTTATTCTTCCAAAGGTTTGTTGCTGATTCATAAAACAACCCTTGCCCATCTGCAACAGAAGAAAGAGCTACGTTATGTAGTTCTTCTAACTCAAACCCGTTTTGTACTTTAACAAAGATTTCGCCATTGTTAGATTGCACACGCGTCACAATACCAATAAACACCATATGAACAGGTGCAACTGGCTTGTTCGCTAATCCGTACAATAACGTACCAGAAGGTCCTAACCACACAGGGTCTCCCGCTGTAGCAGTTGACGTGTCTAAGCCTGCAAGTAAACCTTCTGTAACTACCTTAACAGTATCATTTAGAACGCCTCCAGATTCCAATAAACCAAGCGTCTTAGATGAAGTAGCCTCCGAAGCATTAGATGCCGCAGAAACAATCATATTGGTGCCGTTGGCATTAGAAACATAAACAGGGGTACCCTTAGATAAGGCAGCCCCTAATTTAACGTCGTGCTTTACTTGAGGGGTATAATTATCAATCCATTGAGTATTGTAGTTAGTCCCGTCAATCTTAGCAAGAATCTGACCTGCAGTTCCGCCAGATGGCAACAATGCTGTAGTAGGAGCTTGATAATCCGTTCCCGCTATAGCAGCAACTAATCTACCAGTAGAGTCTGCCTTTAGCAAATATGAGGTTACAGCCGTTTGGGCGATATAACCTTTTATATCAGCATTATTTAAAAACTTAGTCATCTATTATTTTTTAATAACTACTCTGTATGCGTTTGAAGCTGGAGCTACTGCAAATGTCACAGTAACTACAGAAGTTGAAGTAAGAACCACATCAGTGATTACCTCTTCGTATGTTGAGTTGTCATAGATTGCTACAACAACATCTCTTGTTCCTAATCCGTGTGTTAAAGCAAATGAAGTCGCAGTACCATCTCCTACGTTAGCAGCATAACCACCTGTGCGATTATCTAATAACGTCTTTAATTTTAAAGGAGTAACGATTGTTGCATCGTCAGTACCTGTGTTAACTTCAGTTTGTGTTGCAATTTCTGCAATACCAGAACGAGTCTCTGTAGCTGTACGACCTGCTAATGTAGCTGGGGTTACTGCATCTGTTGTGTTAGTTCCTGTGTTAACTTCAGTTTGTGTAGCTAACGTTACTAAACCTAAGGTAGACTCAGTAGCTTGGTCGCGGTTAACTTCTAACTGAATCCAATCTGAGGCTACAGTTGCAGACGCATTATCTACTCTTGCAATAATAACATCCCCAATATTAAACGCCACTCCGCCTACTGTGCCACCAAAACTAACATACCAATAGTCTCCTTTTTTTGTTCCTGATACAGGAGTGGAGCCAGTAGGGAAGACACCGATTGAAGCATCCCAACCTCCTTCTAAGTTGCCTAAGCCACCTGTTGCAGCGTCAACATAAGCCTTAACAGCAGCAGCAGAAGGAATGTTTGAGTTAGCAGCGCCTGTTAGGTTAGTATCTGTAACAATATCAACCTCAGCAACGTCTCCTGTTGAACCAGATACGTTACCTAATAACTTCCCGCTTGCAATGGTTTGAATCTTAGCAAAAGTAACCTGGTTGCCACCAATCTTAACAGTAGTAACAGCACCATTATCTAATTTAGCAGTTGTGATACCTAGGTCTTTAACCTGAATAGCATCAGCTGAGATTTCAATCGTAGCATTATCTACGTTGATGTCTAATGTAACAGAACCTGTAGTTCCGCCTCCGCCTAAACCAGCACCTGCTACAACAGCAGAGATGTCTCCAGAAGCGTCAACCCACGCAGTACCATTATAGAAATATAAGTGCGCATCAGTTGTATTAAAATACACTTGTCCTGCTACAGGAGAAGATGGAGCTGATGATAGATTCTGAATCGCGACGTTTAATATCTGATTCTTGGTTAAATCTAAACTGGTTAAAAACTTCTTTGCCATTGCTTATGTTAATTTAAAAATGCCTTGCCGCTAAATGCTGCGGAGAATGTTATTACTACTTGACTTGTACTTGTATAGTTAACCTCCCCTATAACTTCATCATTTGCAGAATCTACTATGCTAACGGAAGGATATTTCTCTAAATCGTGGTTAATTGTCCAGACAGCCGCTGGAGTGGACTGCGTAAACACATATCCTAATTTCGCTGTAAAAGTAAGTTTATTATTGCTTACTGCAATGGCTAATCCAGAGTTTGCTGATTCAACAAGCAACGTTTCGCCAGTAAGTATGCTATCGCTATTTACGCCATCAGACACAATAAACGCAGTGTTATTTGCTACGTTTAAAGTAAATGGCAACATCTGTGTTGCCTTGTAAGTATATGGGTTTTGCGGAGGCAATAAACCAAGTATCTGGTCTAGTATAGGCTTACACCCATCTAGTGTTCCTGTCTCGTAACGCGCAATCAAGTGAGAATACAATCCAACTACTAAGTCATACTCCTCATTACGTCTTTCGTACTCATCAGGATTAGTAGTTTTGTAGGATTCAATCTGGTCCTTGTAAGTATTCATCAAGGCAACCAACTCATCTTGAGTAGGAGCCTCTCTGATGTCATAAGTCTCTTGCAATAAGTCGACATAGCTTACTGTCAACCAACTGTAAGAAGAGTGCGTATAAGCAACGGAAATATCCGAGTTGACCAAATATATACCCTCGTAGTATTTCGAGCTGTGAGAGGGCGTTAAAACGTCTCCTACGCTTTGTTTCTTCAATGCTCCAACCTCGCTTCCTGCAGGAGTGTACGTATAGAAGTCTCTAGTCAGTACGCCTGTAAAATTACCAGATGTTTCGTAAGGTGTTGAATCTACGAATCTGATATCAGGCACCATCACATCAGACTGGTTTGTTATAGCCTTAGTTGGCTTTGTCCAGTTGAAGTCGAAGGTTCTTTGCAGAGTATATTCTGTAGCAGAACCGTTTTGTGCAACGAAATTAATTGTATAGTTGCCTGTTAAAACTTCGTTACTAATACTAGTCAATAGCGATATATCAATTGAGCCACCTGGAGCGGTAATATCGGGCGAGATAAAGTCTGTATGAAGAACCTGAGAACCATCAGGGAATGTTACCGAGAAGTTACCCTTTGCTAAAGTAAACCCTGAGGAGGTATCGGTTAGGCGTAACACCCTTGTCGAAGTCTTCTCGTTTACAATAAATTGGGCATTAAAATTTATAGCCATAACCAGCTTAGGATAATTTGTTCAAATATACGATATTTTATATTGCTTTAAAAAAAGAAAAGCGTTACAATATGTAACGCCTTCTTATTAACCCAACCAAACAAATCAATCCTGTTGTCGGATTTAGCCTAATCGGCTCTTGATGGCTTCAAGCTCATCTTGATTTGTTTCTACTAAGTGGTCGGCTAATTCCTTAAAGTAATTCTTATCCTTACCTTTTGTGTAAGAGTAAATTACTTTTCCTGTCTCAACCCATTTAAAGCACGATGCATTCACATCATTCTTAATAATATTTTTCTTAACAGCATCTTTTAACGCAGTCTCATTCGCTAATGAAGCGCGCTCAACTACTTCTAAGAACTCTTCTGGATAGTCTCCAGCGTAATCTTCTAGCTCATTACGCAGCTCCTCATTAGACTCTGCGTCAATACCAAGTGCCAGAGCAACTTCTCTTGCCTTGGTGTCATCTAAATCTAGTGCTAAGTTAATTGCTTTTACAATTAATTTACGCAAGTTTCTTTCGCTTTTAGCTTCTTTTTGAGCATCTACACGGTAAAAAATCGCAGGAACATCTTGGTTTCTATTAGGATTAGAAGAGTTCTCATTACATAACTCTAAGAATTGGTATATTCTTTGATGAACAGGGTTCCCTCCATCTAAGAAAAGATATCCTAAGTTTTGTGCACTAAAGACAATGCTAATAAATTCTGGTGTTCCATCAGCATTTGCACGCTCAATAGCTGCAATTCTAACAAACTCACCTGTACCTTGGTCTATAATTTCATCTGTAGACCGAATTAACTCTGCTGAAGGTACTAATAATCTGCCTGGGTTATCTGGGTCATTTCTGACATTATGCAACCTGTATGTTGCTCTTTCTCTTGCCCCTAGCTTTCTGACCATCTTTTCTGAGAAAAGATTATACTCTGATGCTTTCATTTTTTATTTTGTTTGGTTACGCAAATGTATCAATAATTCTTAAAACAAAAAAGAGGAGGATTACTCCCCCTCTCTTTGTATCCATCTTAGAATTAGATAGAGAACTTAACGAAGTGCTCGTTACCTACTGTCTCTAAACCTTCGATTGAAGTGTACACGATATCTAAAGTATCAGTGTCTGAAGTTGGAGTTGGTGCAAGACCACCCAACATCTTCTCACGGAAGCGAGAGTTAACGCCATCTGGCATCTCTAAGTAACGTAACATCATACGGTCTACTTGACCACCACCTTGCTCAACCTTAATCTTTCCAGCAGGAACTAAGTAAGATTCTTTAGTGAATGTAGTAGCACCGCCAACTGAAGTTACTTGAGGGTGAGATAATGCATTTAAACGCTTCTTGTGGAAAGTACGTCCGTATGCAGAGAATGAGCTAATACCCATTGCGATTGCAATGTCTTTCTTACCACCAAATGAAGCATAATTAACAGCTCCGTTAACGAACAATGGTTTGCTTAACATTTGAGTGTCAAAAGCATTGTCAAAATCAGCACCAGCCCATAATTGATACTCTGAAGGGCAACGATTTGCATCCATTAAACGAGATAATGTAGCAATGTCAGACAATTCAAAAGTATTAGCAGTTGCTGTAGAAGCAGAAATACCACCTGCGTTAGCAATAGTATCGCGTAAACCACGAGTTGTGTTGATAGCGTTACCAGCAGCATCAGTTAAACCTGCAGACTCACGACCGAACAAGATAGCATAAAGGATATCCATACGGTGCTTTAAATATGCATCGTGTTGTTGCTTTAAGAAGTAGTAAGGCTTACCCTTAAACTCAACCTCAATCTTAGAACCGTAAGCGATATCTGTGATAGAAGTTTTAGTTTTAAAGATTTGCAACTTGTTAGAACGCTTAATCAAGTCAGACTTACGCATTTGGTTAGAACCAGTTCCTTCCGCATATGCGTTAGACATAAATGATAACTTAGCTCCTGTAGCAACCGCTGGGATAGAATCCGCAGAGTTAACAGGCTTAACAGTTACAACGAAGTCTGTAGCAGCAGAAACAGCTGATACATAACCTACAACACCACTTGCAAACAAGATTAACTCACCTACTACTGGCTTAACAGAAGTTGCGCCAACGCAAGTGATATCAACTGAAGCACCAGCAGCACCCGCAGAAGAACCTGGAGTCTTAACTGTAGCAGTTGCATACAAGAAGTTGTTTTGTACTGTAGAATACTCAGTTTGAGCAGAAGCCTTAGCCTTACCTGTCCAATCTAAGATATCCAACATAGACGCTTCCTCATCATATATGTCTAAAACGTCCTTTAAAATTTCACGTTGCTCTAACGTGTTTGTGAATGATACAGTCGACAAGAATGTTCTGTCGATGTTACCTGCTCCAATAGCCATTTTTAAAATAATTTAATTGTTAAACACTATTTTTTTGTAATAGTCATTCCCTGTAAGAATCCAATTGGGTCATCTGATGGTCTTTCAATACTGTTAGACTCAACAACCGTCTTGTTTACTGTCGGAGGAACGACATTCTTTAGCTCCGCTTCCATAGCCTTGCGTCCTAAAGACTTGCCGTGTTTAATTAATTCGCTTATAAATTGAGTTGGATTCTGTGCGAATGCAACTGTTTTTGTCCACTTATCCCAATCAACACTTCCGTCTTTTGCAAAGATGGAAAGGAACTTGTTCGAGTCCATAGCGTAGTCAACCACAACATTTGGGTCTTGAATCTGGTAATTAATACCTTCTCCGTTTGCCCCTACTTTAATAATGTTGTCCTTGATAACGGCAGCAACTCCTTCACTAATAATTTTTCTGCTCTGTTCTTGTTGAGCAGCTAGTTCTTCTTGCGAAGGACCTTGTGGTTGTGCTTGTGGTGATTGGACACTGTTCAAGAATTGCATCTGCTCTTCTATGAAAGTCTTTCTTAACCTCTGTGCATCTCGCTTTAGTAAGGCTTGACCGACTTCTTGGTCTTCTTCATCATACGCATCTAGCCCGTACTTTTCTAGCTCCTTGTCAAATAACTTCTGCTTTGCTTTTGGACTAAGGTCTGCATTTTCTGCATCAAATTTAACCTTAAGTACCTCAATGTCAGACATTTCATTATAGTCGACTTCGGTTGCTCTCAAGAAAGGCTGAAGCGTACCATACGTCTCGTAGTACTGTACAGCTTTCTCAATGAACGGGTCTTTAAATTTATACTGAGCAGCAGGTGCTTCAGTTGGAGTGCCTTCTGTTTCTTCAGACTGAGTCGTATCAGTCTCTTGAACTACAGTTTCTTCAGCATATCCGTCCTCAGTTACTACTGTTTCGGTATCTTCTACTGAAGCCTCAACGTTCTGAGGCTCATTATCTTCACTAGAATTATCAGTTCCTTGGTCTTCAGTGCTATCATCTGCGCTAGAAGTTTCCTCGGAAGTCTCTGATGTTTCCTCTGGTGTCTCAATTGTTTCTTCTTTAGACAATAATTCGTCTAGGTTAATTGGCTCTGCCATATTATATTATTGTTTGGTTATGCAAATGTATAAACTATTGTTGCTTATTTCCAAGCTCCTTTTTGCTGTTCTTAATCTGGGCAATATATTCTCGGCTGTCTGCCTCAATCTTAGCCGTATTAATCTTGCCCTCAAGTTTTCCTTGCTCAATCATAGCCTCATTCTGCAACTTCATAGCTAATAACTGTCCTTCAAGTTGCTTTTCAAGCTGCAAATACTGCGACTTAAGGTTAATTTCCATCTGAAGGGTCTGTTGCTTAGCTGCCTCCGCTGCCTGAGCTGATTGCTGCTGAATCTGACCATTCATTTGCTGCATTTCTAACGCCTTCTTCTGCTTTTCGTCCTCATTCTGTTTAATCTTGTATGCAAGCATCACCTCAGCATACTTCATATTCTCAAGGTTCTCTAGCATAATAGCGTCTGCTAAAGTAATCTGTCCAGATTGAATAGCAAGGTTAACTCGTTGCGCAAACTTCTCCTTCTCAAACTCTGTAGGCTTCTGGGTAATAACTAATCCGCACTCGTGTGCGCTTGTGTTAGGGTCTAACTTAAAGAACTGTACTGACGAGCTGCCTAGAGCACGAATATATCCTTCAATAGTGCCATTCTCAGCAGAATCTTGGATACGAAGCGTTAGACTGTAGCATAATTTCTCTAGTAACTCTCTTTCAGCACGTTTAATAAAGTCTAATGAGTTGTTAGTAGATTCAGACGCATACTTCGCCACACCATTTAATGTCCGTGGGTCAGGTGTTGAACCGTCTGTAATTTCATTAAATCCTAAAATGTCGCGAAGTAACTGGATATTGTTAGTAATGATGTTAAAATATTGTACTGCCTCATTACCAATACCATTATCAAGCTCCTCAATAGGCTTATAATTGCTCGCGTTACCCTCTTCAGACAATCTTCGGTACACTAAATTACCTGTCTGGTTGTATAAGTCAATGATTTCCATTGGCTTAAGAGCCTTGCCACCTTTACCGATAGGCACACTCTCTAGTGCACCAATCTCAATCATAATACCACGAGGACGCGCGCGTAACATCACGTTCTGTAGTTTGTACCACGCCAACTGAATCTGGTCAGCAATAGCCTTCATTTGGCTACCTAACGAGTAAGTAACCATCTGATAGATGTTAGGTGCCACAACGTGGTAAGATAAGGTCGTGTTAGTCAAGTCTGACTTCGCGCGCTTCATATTTGTAGCAAGCTTGCAATCAAAGAATACGTCGCTGTCTACAATCCACTTGCCTTGATAAACTACCTTATAGTCTGTCTTAGAATATTTTTTATCTTTGCGATTTCCTTTAATCTTGGAAGCACGACCTACAACAACGTTACCTTTTGAGTTAACACGTTCTTCTAGAATCATACTGTTAACTGAGTAGAACTCAATGTCAAGTACTGAGATACGGAATCCATCATAGTTACGAGTCTGATTGAAGCCAGTGTTCTTAACTAAAGTAGGATTACCTAATTTGTTAGTATACTTCTCGGCAATCATTTCATACTGCTCAGCAGAAATCTGGTCTCCAGCTAACTCTTTTAAGTCAGCAATTGTCATTTCTACTACCTCCCCCATATACTGGACATCCTTGAATGATGGATTAGTCGTATAAGACATAACCATATTAGAAGGATTTACGCGACGAAGTTTAATGTTGCCCGCAGCGTCGAAGTATTCTTTATAACCTGCAATACCAAAGTCGTGAAGGTCTTCAATAACTAATGCGCGTTCTTGTGGGAAGTTATTCATATTCAACACAAGGTCAATAGCCTGCTCCATCTCAATAGCCATTCTATGCTTATATGAGTAGTTCATATACATATCAAGCTCCTTAAGATTAGCCGCATCAATATCTGCGTTAGGAATTAACTCAGGGTCAACACCTTGCTTCTCAAATTCTTCTTTAAGGATTAATTTTGCAGCATTATCTGCGTAGAATTTATTCTTGTCGTCTTGTGCTATAGGGTCAATTGCATCTACAGAGATATTGAAGTCTGACTTCATTAATGTAGCAAGCGCGATACGACGAAACTTAGGGATGATAGGTAAGATGTCCCAGCTGATGTTGGAAGTAGATTGGTCTTCGTTTGCAGTAGATGATGGGTTAACCAACTTCTTATATCTACTAACTGACTGTTTGCCAAGCATATACAGCTTAATCTCGTGGTAATTCTCGCGACCGTTGTATAATTGATTAGGATAGTAAGTCCCAAAATCTCTCCAAGCTGCTTTGATATACTGGGCAATCCAGTTCTTATCTTTCTTATCTGTGTCAATTAAATGACTTGGAAAGTCTACATTCTTTGGTACATCTTGTTCCATCATAGCTTAAAATGGGAATATCTCCCTTATGTCGTAAATATGTTGTTTTTGCTCTACTTTTCCTACAAATTTTGACTTGTTAGCCTGTATTAACGTGTAACCAGATGCCATCGCGGCATCAAACTTGGTCGTCTTGTTAATATCAAACTTTAACCAGTCTTGCAATAATCGCATAAAGATAACCTTTTCTACGTTCTCTGTAATGTAGCTTTCGGTAACTTCTGCAATCTGCTGATGCGTCTTAACCGTTGCCGAGATTCCATACTTGTTGGAATTAGGCATCTTAGTTAAGAACTTCTCATATCCTCTGTACTCAAAGTATTTTATTAAGCCAACTTTGTTATCCTCGGACAATATCTCGCATCCAAAGAAATGACAAAGCTTAATCATATCCTCGTAGAATATTTCAGCCTTCTCAGGTCTGTTAAGATATTCAACTAAGAACGTCTCACTAAACTCATCCACCGCATCGTACCGCCTGTATACATAACACGCCCCATCTGACCGCTCCTTACTTGTCGTAATGCTATGGTCAAAAGGGTCAACCGCTATTGCATACTTCTTGTTATTCTTTGGGGCTTTCTTGGTTCCATACTCCTCAACCTGATTAAAGTTTGCATAGTCGTAGATATTAAACTTCTTATGTACTAAAAACTTTCCATTAGAAGTCTCGTTGAAAACAACCCTACTGTCACGCTCTGCTTTTTCCCAAACAAATTCCCCACGCAAATATAAATCTTTTTCAGCAATCCACGATATAGATTCCATCTGTCTGTTCAATGCCATCGCATCATACAAACAAGTATCCGCCTCGCTAAAGAATGCTTCTCCGATTGTAAACGGATTCTTTCTAATAAAGGAAGCCAACGCTCGTGGGTCGCTTTCTAGTGCAGCACGTTCTGCCATATAGAACTCCTTAGCCTTCTCTTCATCGGCTTGACCAAACTTGTCATAGAACAATGTCTTATAGGCTGGCATAAAGTACTGGTATAAGCCAGAACGCGTTCTACCGTTCTTATTCTTCTCAAGTTGATTAGAGGCATCCCATAACATCTTAAATGACTCTCCACCATCTTCCATCTCCTCGACAGTTGTCGTATACAAAGCCTTGCCAATAATGTTCTCTTCCTGTTGGAGACAGAACTGCAAGACTTGATGTCTGTCGTACACGTCAACGTTCTTTGTCTTACCTGCCTCGTCTCCTAAGTACCTGTGCAGCTTCATACCATCATAAGCAAACTTATCTGCAGACTTAAAGGTGATAGAGGACTCTAGCTCAATCTTCTCTGCAAAGATATCATCTGTCGCACCACGCTTGTTAGTCTTAAAGAACCTAAGCTCTCCTTTAGGGGTCATACCCTTCTCCGTATCGTAGATAGG